TCACCGCGCCATCCCCAGCTGCAGCTGCCCGTTGGCGGCCTCCCGGGCCCGGCGGATCGCGGCACCGGCCGGCACCCGTGGCTGGCCCTTCATCTCGCTCATCACGCCGGCGTAGTGGCGGGCGAGGGTAGCCACGGAGTGGCCGGCCTGCTCGGCGACGTACACGAGGTCCTCACCGGACCACAGCAGCAGGCTGACGAAGCTGCCGCGGAGGCGGTAGGGGCGCAGGTCGCCGGTGACCCCGGCTGCGATCGCGGCGGGCTGGTAGACCCGCCGGCGCCAGTTCGCCCAGTCCGAGCGGGTCCACTCCCCGCCGGTGGGGCGCGGCAGGATCAGCTGATCGCCGGCGGGACGCCCGCACGCCATCCGCCACTCGGCGAGGTCCTGGGCCAGCGGGTGGAGCAGGTCGACGTCGCGGGCGCGGCCAGTCTTGGAGGCCAGAACGTGCAGGGTGCGCTCTGAGAGGTCATCCCAGCGGGCGGTGCGATCCTCGACCGGGCGCAGGCCGGCGTAGGCGAGGATGGAGACGATCAGGGCGTTGCGCTGGCGCTCGGCCGGGGTGCCGACCGGGGACTCGTAGCCGCGCTGGGGGCGCTTGCCGGCCGCGGTGGCGGGCACCGTGCGGGTGCGCTGGGAGCGCATGATCCACCGGATCCGCTCCACCGTGGCCGGGGACAGGGGCTGGCGGTGGGCGGCTGGCGGGGCCTTGGGCATCTGCACCATGCTCACCGGGTTGGCGGGAATCAGGCCGCGGACGACGGCGCGCTTGAGGATCCCGGAGAGCAGCAGCAGCGCCTTGCGCTGGGAGGCGGGGGCGAGGCCGTGATGGGCGAGCTGGTCGCGGAGGTCCTCGACGAGCATCGGGGTGATCTCCCGCAGCTGATAGCCGCCGACGCGGGGGAGCAGGTCGTGGCCCCACGCGTCGAGGTAGCGCCGGCGGGTCTCCGGGGCGAGGTTGGGGATGGCGTAGCGCGGCCACCACTCCTGCTCCATGAAGTCGGCCAGGGTGACCCGGGACATGATCACCCCGGAGGCTAGGGGTCCGAGCTGCTTGCGGCGCTCGATGTCGCGCTCGAAGGTGTCGGCGTCGCCCTTGCGGGTGAAGGTGCGCGAGCGCTGGCGGCCGCCCTCGCGCCACTTGACCTGGTAGCCCGCACGGTCGATGCGCTTGTGGATGCTCATCGTAGGGCGGAATCTAGCACGCTAGACGGCAGAGGGGGCCGCTTCCAACAGCTCGATGAGCTTGTCCGCCGAGGCAGCAACGAACGCCTCCCGCGCCTCCCGCGCCTCCCGCGCCGCCCGCGCCTCCCACGCCGCCCGCGCCTCCCACGCCGCCCACGCCGCCCACGCCTCCCGCGCCTCCCGCGCCTCCCACGCCTCCCGCGCCTCCCGCGCCTCCCGCGCCTCCCGCGCCTCCCGCGCCGCCCGCGCCGCCCGCGCCGCCCGCGCCGCCCGCGCCGCCCGCGCCGCCCGCGCCTCCCACGCCTCCCGCGCCTCCCACGCCGCCCACGCCTCCCACGCCGCCCGCGCCGCCCGCGCCTCCCGCGCCTCCCACGCCTCCCACGCCGCCCACGCCGCCCGGCTGATCTCAGCCGCTTCCGCGTCCGAGATCAGCTCGCCGGCGGCGATTCGGCCATAGGCGTCGGCGACCGTGAGGCAGACGGCCTTGACGTCCTCGGCCTCGGTGATGTTCACGAGCCCCCACGACTCGTCGACCATCAGCCATGCGGCGAACTGCGGCCAGACCCGTGTCAGGTCGGCGCCGACCGCAATCGCGGCCATGAACCGAGCCGGCCATTCTTTGGCCTGATCGAGCGGCAGCGACTCGAAGATGCCGTCCTCGAGGTGCGCAAGCTGGGCTGGGATCCCGAACTCGCTCTCGTAGCGGATGTGGCCGCCGTCGGGGTCGTGCAGCACGCAGCCCACAGCGCATACCCGCACCTCGCCGTTGTGCTTGTAGTAGGTGCCCTGCAAGATCTCCTCGGCGGCGCGGTGCGCGGCGATCTGAGCGAGGATGCGTGCCTTGAGGTCAGGGTCGCCGTGGTAGGCGACGAGCTTGGCGGTGGCTGTGGTCATCGGCTAAGACTCCTTCCGGGAGGGGTGCGGAACAGGTGCGGCTGGGGAGCGAGGATCGGCCTGGCTTCGGGGGCGAGCCGCAGGTGCCGGGCCTTGGTGGAGCGCCTGCGGCAACGTGGGCAGCGACAGGGGCGACAGCCGCAGTCGCCTGGGCCGCACGCCTGGGCGCAGTGTTGTGCCGGGCAGAAGGACGTGACCCGCGGCGGGTCAAGCAGGCGGGGTTGAGCCGCCGCGGTCCTCACCGGAGAACCTTGGCTACCCGGTCATACACGGCGACGGCGCACGGCTCACACATCGCGCTGCCCTTGGTGGCGAGCGCCTTGGCACCGCCCAGCTTGCCGGTTATCGGCCGCACCGCCAACTGGACGCGGACCGTGGCCGGCTTGGCGCACCGCGAGCAGCCCTTCGAGGCCAGCCCCGCACCGCCGAGATACTCGGCGAACGTCGGCGGGGTGGCCGCCTCCCCAGCCGACCCAAGCTCTCTCTCTCTCTCGTTTGGTGCGCTCATCGGCTCGGTCCTTTCATCGGGTCAGTTCTCGTTCCATGTCGCGCAGCGAAGCCACCGACCCCGGGGCCGGACGCCGCGGCCGTGACGGGCCGCCACGGTGCTCATACGGGGTGGTGGCGGTGTGGCCCTCGATCCAGGCGCGGACGTCCTCCTCGCGCAGCAGCACCCGCGTGGTGGGCTTGAACGCGCGCAGGGCCCCGGAGGTAAACGCGCGACGAATCGTCTTGGGGTTGCAGCGAGCCAGCCGGGCGGCCTCCTCCACGGTCAGATACCCGCTGGCGGGGGTCTGGTCGCGGAGGCGCTCGCGGGCAGCGTCGAGGCTTGAGGCGATCTCGGTCATACGGCGTGGGAAGGGGCAAGCATCGTGGCGGCGATCCGCTCCCGGGCGGTACGGAGCGCCAGGGCGTGCGAGAGGACCTCTTGCAGCTTCTCGGCGCCCTCGCGGAACTCGGAGGGGTGTAGAACGGAGCCCACCGCAAGGGCGCGTTCCGCCGTCTTGATGAGCAGGTCAAGCTCGGCCCCGACCTCGGGGTCGAGCAACAGCCCCGAGATCATCCCGACCGTCCCCTGAGCCTCGATGTACCTCTCGGCGGCAGTCATGGTCGGCCCCCCAGCCCGCGCAGCCACCAGCGCAGCACCCACAGCGCCAGCCAGACGCGGGCTCGCAAGATGAGCTGGCGCACGCTCACGGCTTTGACCGCCCATCAGTACTGGACCTTTGCGGTGGGGGCGCGCTCGGTGCTCTCGACCACACCGAACTTGTTCCGCTTGTCCTTGAAGGCGACCGCCGCGACGTGACCGTCACCCTCAGCAAGGATCTGACCGTCCGCGTCGATGATCCGGATGCCGATGGTCTCCCCCTTGCGCAGCTCGCGGCCGAGCGCGAGGCCGCCGCTGATCTTCAGCGACGCGACGTTCGGCCTCTCGCCACCGACCTCGAAGCTGAGCTGGGTCATCTCATGCTCGTCCACTGGATTCCTCCTGGTTGGGTTGCCTGAATTGCCGCAGCGCGTCCCGTAGCGCCCAGGCGATCACCCGGGCCTGCTCGGCGTAATCGCGGCTGTACTCAAGGCGCCACAGCACCGCCTCGAGCATCTCCGCGAGCGGATCCTCACACCACGACGGGTCCGCGGGCGCGGTCGCCTCGGTGAGCGCGACCGTGACCATCTCGCCCTTGCACACGTGGCAGGCCAGCTCCATCACCCGGTCGGGCCGGTGGCGGCGTGGCTTGGCCTCGTAGCCGCAGGCGGGGCAGCGGCGGAGCTCCCAGACGCTCATCGGGTCGCGGCGACGTCGATGGTGAAGCGGAAGCGGCGATCAAGCTCGGCGAAGTACTCCGGCGGGGTGGCGCGCTCATCGACGTGGGCCTTTGCCCCGTGTACGAGCACCTGCTGCGGGTGGTTCTGACCCTTGAAGCGGACGAGCGTCACCCACCCACCCCTTCCCCAGCCGCAGTGCAGGGCACGTAGAGCACGGGCCGCTGGGTGACCTCTTCGAGCAGCGTGCCCCACTGCTTCCTGACCCGGCTGAGCGCATGCGGCGCCAATGCCAGCTCCAGCGCGTCCCCGGCGTGATGCAGGTGAGCGCCGAAGGTCCACATCTCCCACTCCCCCCACTCCCCCCAATCCCTCACATGCCCTCGCAGCCGGCCGCAGAGGGCCCGCCACGCCTCGTGCAGGGCCGCCGGGTCCGTCTCCGCGCTGACTGCCGCACTATCCAGGGGGCACGGCACGGAGGACGGCAGAGCCATACGGCGTCTGCGCTCTCGCCTTCTACGTGCCGGTGCCACACGCTGCCCAGGGGCCGTGAGGGGCGTTGGTCCGGGTTGCTGTTCCTGCCTTGAAGATGTAAGTCCGGTACTCCCCCCTTGGGGGGCAGGGGGGGTGGGGTTAACGGTTCTAGTGGTTCCTTCCCCGCGCCCGCGAGTCGAACGTTCGTTTTCACGGGTGACACGTTCGGCTTGCGGGCTCGAAGGTGCCAGGGGTGGGACGTTCGCCTCGAACAGCGGCAGCTGCGGGGCGCGCACCGGGTCGATCAGATAGACGCGGCGGGGGCCGCCCGGCACCCGGGGCTGGCGCTGGATCTCGCGGGCGCCTTCGAGCGACTTCAGCGCCCGGTAGAGCTGGCTGCGTGAGACCTTCGCCCATCCCACCAGCGCCTCGTCAGACGGCCACGCCAAGTTGCTCTGACGCTCGGCGTAGAACGCCAGGGCCATCGCCACGATCCGCGCGGGATGCTCAGCCTGCGAGTGCTTGGCCATCGCCTGCATCGCCTCCAAGCTCACCCGGTGCTCTCCGGCACTGCGGGCTTTCGAGGGGAGAGGTGGACGCCAGCAGCGACTACGTGCAGCGTGCAGTGGTCCAAGTCCCATTCCGGCTCAACGACCAAGTCCAGTCGGCCCCACAATATGTCGGAGCCCTCGTTGTCGAACCACCCCTGCACCCAGCACTCCCGATGCGAGGCCGGGATCGGCGGCTTGCAGTCGTAGCAGGGCGTCGTCTCCTCATCGTCAAAGGCTCGCCCACAGAGACCGCACATCTCAGCGGTGTCGCAGCCTCCTTCGGGATGAATGAGCTTCCGTGCCCATAGCCCGTTGTCGAGATCGACGACCACGCGGTGTCGATCGTTGACGCTCCGGCTTTCAGCCCCTTCCCCAGCCGCAGTATTTCCGCGGGCCTCAGCCGGTAAGCTCTGCATCGCTCTCGAACTCCTGTTCGCCTCGCGTCCCCTCTGGCCTCGCAAGCACGGGGGGCGCTGTGGTTAAGGGGGTAGGCACCCGGCACCGAACCCACGGATGGTCGGCCCGGCGTTGATAGCCGAGCTGCGTCATGGCGGTGCGCTCGTCGAGCTCGGGGTGTTCGGCCGGGCCGTGCAGCAGCCGGCCGGGGCGGGAGGGCGCGGTCACGGCCGACGCTCCTGACGCAGGTGGCTGACTGGCGACGCTCGCCGAGTCCTGCGCTCGTGGTGGGGCTCGACGGCTCCGAGCTGGGCGATCCGCTTCAGCTCAGCTGGCATCTCCCGGCTGGGCGCCTCGTGGAAGTAGAGCACCAGGGCGAAGATGAGCAGCCCCAGCGACACTGTGCCGGCGACGATCAGCGTCCAGTAGAACAGCGAGGCCAGCAGGTCGATCATGCCGGCGCCGCGTCGTGGTCGGCGTAGAACCACGAGGGGTCCCGGTCCAGAGCCCTGGCGATCAGCACGAGCCGCGGCCAGCGGGGCAGCACGCGTCCGCCGCACCACGCCTGAACGACTCGCAGGCCCACGTCGATCTCCCGCGCCAGGGCCTCCTGGGTCATGCCCGCTTCCTTGAGCGCGAACTTCAGATTTGCCGCGACCGGGGCCGCACGATTGCTGCGTGCTTGCATACGCGCACCGTACCACGTACTTTCCACGTACTAAATGCACGCGCACAAAAGAACCGCGCAAATTGCGGCGACGAATTCAGCGTCTGTTCGTAGGGTGCTGCTGGAGGTGGCGCGACGGCGACAGGAAGAGGCTCGGCGTATCGGCGTTCGCATCGCCGAGCTGCGCGAGCGCCATCACCTCACCCAGGCGGTCGCGGCCCTGCGGCTGGGAGTCGCCTACCGCACCTACCAGACGTGGGAGGCCGGGGACGCCACCCCGCGCTGGCACAACTTCGAGAAGATCGCCAAGCTCTACGGCGTCAGCGTCGACGAGATCCTGGGCAACCCACCGTCGCCCTCATCGCCGAGTCAGCTGGACCGCCTGGAGAAGCGCCTCGCGAAGATCGAGCGGGACATCACCCGGCAGGGCAGCGCCGTCGAGAGGCTGCTGAGCGCTGCCGCTGGGCGCTCGGATCTGGACAGCAACTAGCCCACCCGGTAGTAGCGCAGCAGGTACTCGGCCGCCCGGTCCTCCCCGTAGAGCTGCACCGCGAAGGCGAGGTTCTCGGCGTTCAGGGCGGAGATCGGCAGGCGCCGGGTGGCGTGATGGTGGGCTCGGTGGCAACCACAGCGCCCACCGGCGCCGAGCGTCAGCGCGTTGCGCAGGTCCCAGACCGGGCCGCCGAGGGCGCGGACGTGCTGGGCGAGGATCACGTGGTGGCGCACCAGGCGGTCGGGGGCCCGGCAGACCGAGCACTCGCCCCACGTCGGGGCGTGCCATGTGCGGTAGCCCGGCTCGTCGGAGTGATCGGCCGGTGGGCGCGAACGAAGGGCTGAGCGCTTCACTTCAGGGTCCAGCCGTGGTCGCCGGCGCAGTGCGTGTGTGCATGGCCCTTGCGCTTGGGCAGCGCGACCCACCAGTTGCCGGGAGACAGCGGACCGCCGCAGAGCACGCAGATCTCCTCGTGTCTGGCCTCGACGATGCGCAGCGGCTTCTCGCGCGGCAACTGGAAAAGCTCGTAGGCGTCGAGCATCACGGCCGCCCGGGCCCGGTCGACTGCGCCTCCGCGGCTTCGAGGACCATCCTGGCCAGCACCCGCGCTGACTCGCCGTCGTCGGGGGAGTGCAGCACGCTGAAGGCCAGCGCCACCATGACGGAGGTGATCTGCGGCGCCGGCTCCCGGCCATCCCTCCCCCTCGATAGCCGCATCTAGAACAGCGTCCGGTCTTCGGTGCAGCGCTCGCAGTCGCAGTCGGGGTGGCCGAAGGGGCCGAGGAAGTCCCGCAGCGCCACCGCCGCGGCGGCCGGAGATAAAGAGGAGAGTTCCTCCAAACGCCGGTCGCTCATGCGCACCAGGTGCATCTCGCCCATGGTCTCCTCGTCGTGGTCCTCCTGGAAGCAGCTCATGCTCCGACCCTCAGAGGGCAGTCCGCGTACCGGCACGCCGAGCAGAACCAGGCGTGCGGGCTCGCCCCGGACCAGATCCCCGTCTCGCAGCGCCACTCGATCTCCCGCGCCAGTCCGAAGATCCGGTCGCTGAGTAGATCGAGCTGACGCTCGGAGCGTTCGGTCGGCACGACCTCGGCGGTCGGCAGCTTGGTGCGGACCATCGTGTCGAAGCGGAACCCGGCGGCCGGATTGCCCTCGGCGCGCCGCGCGGCGAGGAACACTGTCGGCTGGAGGTCCCCGTCGGCGTCCTTCTGGGACATCCGCTTGGCGCGCATCTTGTAGTCGCGCACCAGCCCGCCCGTGTCCTCGAGGTCCAGGAAGCCGGTCAGCACCCACTCGACGCCGGGCCAGCTCAGCTCGAACTCGCGCTCCACCGAGATGGGCACGATCGCGGGGGCGATGTCGCGGTGATAGATCGCGAGCGCCCGGGCGCCGGAGTCCTTCAGCGCCCCGGCCGTGTCGGTGCCGTAGTCGATCTCCTCGCGGCCGGTGCGCTCCTCGAACTCGGAGGCGAACTCGTCGAGGAGCGCCTCGGTGCAGAGCCCGTCCCCGGACTCCAGCTGGTGGCCGAAGTGCTGATTAAGCGCCGCCCCGGCTGATGAGCCGAGCACCATCTTGCCCGACGGCGGCTCGGGCTCCTTGTCGATGTAGCGACGCCGCCACGCCTCCGGGCATCTCATCAGCAGCGACAGGCTGGAGAGGCTGAGGTAGTCGACCGGAAGGCTGACCGGCGGCTCAACGGTGACCCGGTCGATTGCGAGCGCGCTCATGCTCCTCCCTCCCCAGCGCCGTTGCTCTCGGCGATCCCGGCGAGCACGGCATCCACCAGCTTCGCGGGTAGTCGGTCGAGCGCCCGTCCGGCCCAGCGTTCCGCCGCCGCCGGGTCGGCCCAGGTGATCGGGTCCGCGCCGCCGGCCTGCTTGAGCACGTTGGCCAGGTCACCCGGTTCGAGCTTCGCCTCGCGGGCCCGGACCTCGATCAGGCTGCGCTGCTTGGCGGTGGCGGGACGCTCTGAGGGTGCGGCGGGGCGAGCGCTCGGCTGGGTGCGGCGGGGAGGATCGTGCTCCGGGCTGTCGATCGGAGGTATGACCGGCGGCGGGTCGTACGCCTTAGCACTGGAGGCGTGGGCGCCGTCGTCGTCGTCACCGGTGGTCAGGTTGAGCACCGCCACGAGCGCGTACCGCCGGGCGTAGGTGAGCGCGGAGCCCTGGCCCTGCGGGTCGGCCTTGACGCACATCAGCGCCATCACGTCCTCCTCGGCCTCGCCGGAGGGCAGGTGCGTGATCCGGTAGCGCAGGGCGGGCTGGCCGTGCTCGTCGCTGGTCGGGAACGTCGTCCAGGCCAGCTCATGCTTGACCAGCAGCGGCAGCACCGCGTCCACCACCGCGTCGAGGGTGACGTAGCGGTAGGTACGCCCGCCGGCCTGGCCGTCGGCGTTGGGCCCGAGCTTCGGAGCGTCGGCCTGAACGGCCAGGATCGCCGCCATGAGCGGTGAGCCCTTCTGCGGCTGCGTCTCTGGTGGGGCCGGGACTACGCGCGGCGCCCGCACCCGGCCGTTGGTCTTGGGGGCGGTGGCGCTCATGAGGCCACCGCAAGCGGGGCGAACGCCGCCAGGTGGCGGTCTACGTGGGCTCGGGCGCGGTCCTGGCCGGCATACCAGCAGGAGCCCTTCCAGCCGCACGAGCACTCGAAGCGGTGCAGGTTGTGCGAGGGGACCTGCTGGCCCTCGTCGGTGATGTAGGCATGACCGACCTTGACGTGCAGCGTCGGTTCATGGATGGTGAGCGTGCTCATGGGAGGACTGATCTCCTTTGGGCCATGACCCGGGGGCGGTTACAGCCGTCGCCCGGGTCGCTTTTTGGTTGGTCTCTACACCCTAGCAGCTAGGGCGCGGGGAAGCAAGGCGCTAGAGCCGGGAGCCTCGGCGGATCTGGTCGACGCGCTGGGTGGAGAGGCCGGTCAGCTCGCCGAGCTGGGTCGGCCCCATGCCGGCGGCGTGCATCTCTCGGATCAGCCGGTCGCGCTGCTCGTCGATCTCCGCCAACGCCTTGGCGTGCGGCAACCGGCGCCGCATGAGGCTCTTCATCTCCCGCGTGAGCGCGGGCAACTCGGCGTCGTGCAACAGCTTGGATCGATCCGAGGTGGTGGCCATCGAGGGAGAACTCTACCTGCTTGACCACCCGGCGTCTAGCGGCTAGGGTGGAGTCATGACCCTCACCAGCTCGCTCTACAAGGCCGCCAGCGCTCTAGATTCGCTCGCCCCGGCGGATCTGGTCGATGCGCTGCGGGGTCAGCTCGGTGATATCGGCGATCCGGGCGCGCTGGACACCGCCGGCGTGGGCGTCGCGGATCACCCGGTTTCGCTCCTCGTCGACCGCGGCGAGCGCCTGGGCGCGGGTCTTGCGTCGGCGCATCACGGCGATCAGGTCGCGCTCGAGCTTTCCCACGTCGGGCCCAGGCCGGGGTGGCCGGGCACGGTTGGCGGGATAGTGGCGGGTCTCGGCCATGCGCGCAGGATACCGCGCTTGACAGACGCAGACCAACCCCGCTAGATTCGTCCCGCGATGACGCTCACCAGCTCGCTGTACAGGGCCGCCCGCCTGTCGGCCACCACCCGGGCGATCGCCTCCGGGGACCCGAAGCGGATCGCCCGCCGGGCTCGCAACGTGGCCAAGGGCCGGGCGCTGGCCCGCGCCGGGGTGTGGGGCAAGCTGTGGCGATGAGCTGATGCGTAGACCACGGTGGCGCAAGATGACGTGGGTGCTGGTGGCCTGGTGCGTACTAATCCTGATCTGGGCGGCGTCGGGTAGCGCCGCGAACAACTGCTCCGGCCGGCGGGGCAGCGAGTTCCTCTCGGCGCACGCGGCGCAGCAGGCCTGCCAGGCGGGGACGGGGATCGGGGTGGCGATCATCGGGTTCATCGGGTTCATCGGGTTCGTGTTCTTCTCGCTGATCTGGATGATGAGCCGGCCACGCGAGCGCGGTCCCGCCGTCTAGCCGAGCCACCCCTCCCCCCTTCCCCAGCCGGCCCTCAACGACGAAGCGCCCCTCGAGCTCGAAAGCTCAAGGGGCGCGTTCATCAGGGAGGAGACGGGTCACTGCTGAGCCCTCGCAGCGCCTAGGCGCCCGAGGGTGATGTGGTCCTCCGCCCGGGGGCGAAGCTCTTGGGTCTACGCGGCCGGTGGGGGGACGGGCTGGAGCTGGTCCGGTCGAGCGGGAGCCGACGCGGTCTCGGGCGCGGGCGAGGCTGCGGCTGACTTGACCGCCGCCTCCCCGAACAGACCGGCCACCAGGGTCTGCACCTCGGTCTTGACCTTGTCCTCCAGGTCGGGGATCGACTTGGTATCGACGGCGTCCTTGACCAGACTGGTGAAGTCCACGCGACCGAGCTCGGCACGGGCGGCTTCGATCGCACCGCCCTCCACGTCCCTGGTCGAGACGTTGGAATCGGCGAGCTTGTGGATGGCGTTGGCGAGCAGGAACACGGCGGCGACCACCGTCGTGCCGGCGGCGATCAGGTTCTGCTTGTCGGGTCCGAACGCGGGGACGAACGCGACGATCCAACCGATGACGGTGACCACGGCGGCGGTGACCGAGGCCTGGGTGATGGTGAGATGTGACTGCTTGCGCATGGCGCTCTCCTTGAACGGGTGGGGTGAGAAAGGGTTAGGGCACGCGGTAGTAGGCGCCGAGCTCGGCGGGGGTCATCGACGCCGGGTTGGCAGGGAAGTTCGCAGCGCCGCGGACCAGCATTTGCGCCGCCAGGCCCGAGCAGATCTGGGTGCCGTCCGCCCCGAACCACAGGCCCCGTCCGGGGGTCAGGAACCGCAGCGCGATCCCGACGTCGGTGAGGAACCCGTAGCGCTGCCCGATGCAGCTCTGCAGGAACGCGAGCGCCTGCGCCTGGTCGTGCTCGTCGAGGCCGGCGCGCACGAGCACGTAGCTGACGTCGCGATAGTCGCTCAGGGGCGAGCGCACCACCCCGCGGGTCAGCGCCTCGATCAGCTCACCGTCGGGGGTGGCGATACAGGCGACGTGGGAGAAGCGCGCCCATGGCCGCTGGCTGGGACGCAGCCACTGACCGAGGCGGATCAGCCCGGGAACCACGCCCTGGCGGTTGACCAGGATGAAGTCGCCGATGCTCGGTGCTTGGGCGTCCTGGCCGGCGGGGACGCTCTCGGGCATCAGGCGGCGAGCGCTTGCAGGTCGGCGCTCAGCTGGGTGACGTTCAGACCCTCGGGCGACTTGCCCGCCACCAGCATCTCGGGCATGAACAGCGCCCATGCCTCGTCGACCTGCGCCTCGAGGAACGACTCGGAGGCGTCCTGGTCGCGCGCCCATGTCTCGACCTTCGGCCATTGGCGGCGGGCGTCGAGGAAGATCGCGTGGCCACCGTCGACCGTTGCGCCGGGGACGGGCTGCCACACCTGGCCGGCGTTGAACTGCTCCATCGCCGAGCTCGGGAACTGGATGCCGAGGCCGACGCCGATGTCGAGCTGCGCCAGCGCCCGGAACCACGCGAGATGGCCGCCGGGGGGGATCGCCACGAACGCACCGAGCTTGTGCCGGACGCCAGCGCTGTCGGCGAAGCCGGTGGTGCGCCACCAGTTCAGGGCGGTGCGCATGTCGGTGCCGTTGTCGGTCGAGGCGTCGCCGATCACGTAGCCGGTGACCTCGGAGTAGGCCGCGATGACCTCCTTGCCGGTGATCGGCGGGACGGGCGCGCCGGCGATCCCGGCGGCCAGGCGGATGGCGTTGGCGATGAACGCGAGCACGCAGCACCCCGCGCCACCGAAGCCGGGCGCCACGCTGTCATCAGGACCGTTTCCGAGCATCAGCCGCGGCTGGGGCATCTTGTCCTCGTGGCCGAGGTTCCACGGCACGTGGATCGGTGCGGCCAGGTCGAGATAGTCGGCGATCGTCAGGTCCCGTATGTCGGTGCTGGCGGGATGCTTGCCGAGGTGCAGGGTCACGGGGTCTCCTTGGGTTTGAGGGCGTCGATGGCGGCGAGCACGTCGGCCAGGCCGCCCTCGGTGTGGGCGTCGAGGGCGTCGAGGATCCGCTCGGTGTCATCGAAGGTCTGGCTCGAGCGGGCGTCTGAGGCCGCGGACTGCACGGCCTGGCCGACCATGATCACGCTGAGCAGCACGAGCTGGAGGAACGTCTGGGCGATCCAGGCGATCAGGCCCTCACCGCCCGGTTTCAGCGCCGGGCCCAGCCCGAGCAGGGCGATGATCGCGAACACGTAGGCGCACCACATCGAGCCGACCAGCTTGGTGATCAGCACCGCGAGCTTGGCGTTCAGCCCGTCGACCTCACCCATCGCGCGTCTGATCGCCGTCGGTGTCGGGTGAATCGCTCCGGCCAGGTGATGGCGTGCCTTCACGGGTCCAGCCGGGCTCATGCCGGATCCTTGGCCGGGTCCACCTGGCGCCACCGCTCACGGAGCTCTCCGCGCTGTAGCTCCTCCAGCCGGTCGGTGGCGAGGTCGACGATGATCACGCTCTCGACGTCGGTGCGGACGACCTCCACCAGTCGCCGCCCGTCGGTGAAGTACGCCCCGAGCGGCGGCGAGCAGGCTTGGCGACCGCGCATCACGGCGGGGCTCACCCGAGCACGATCACGGACAGCCCATGCAACCGCGGGCCGCGATGGGCGATCCCGTAGGTCGCGTGACCGTGGCTCAGCGGGTGGTGGGCGACGTAGTACAGGCGGTCGCGGAGCAGCCGGGCGTGGTAGTGGGTGGAGCGGCACACCGGGCGGCGAGCCGGGTCCTCGCACTTCTTCGCGTGCCAGGTGCTGACGGTCCCGTGCTCGCTAGCCCTGACGCCGTGGGAGAGCCGGAACACGGTGCTCGGGTAGATCGCGTACGGGTCTGGGGGCGGGGCGGGCTTGCCCAGGCCGGCGAACGCGAGGGTGACGGTGCTCTCGTCGAGGTTCTGCCCGCGGCTCTGGTCGGTCCACTGGGTGGCGTCGAAGCCGGCGTCGATGTGCGCGTAGTAGTCGTAGTGCGCGTCCCACTTCCAGATCGACGCGCGGGAGATGCCGCCGCCGGCGAGGTCAGAGAAGATCGACTCGTACCACGTCGAGAGGGAGGCGTAGATGCAGGGCTTGGGATCGCCGTGGGCTCGCTCGTAGCCGACCCAGAAGACGACTTGGGAGGGCGAGGCGTCGCCGGGCTCCACGTCGAGGCAGTGCGCCTGGTGGCTGGCGCTGATCGCGATCGAGATGATCCTGGCGTGCGGGTAGAGCCGCACGAACAGGCCGTAGGTGGGCCAGTAGCCGCTGGTGTAGCCGGCGGCGACCCGGGCGCCGGCCGGGATGTTCGCCTGGATCGAGTCGAACATCTCGACGGTGGGCGTGGCCGTGGCCGTGGGGGCGAGCGCCCTGGGGAGGTTCGGGACCTTCTCGTGGCCGAACGCGCAGGCGTGCGCGCTCACTCCCTGCGGGGTGCGGCAGGACTGCTGGTGTGACGGGGATGGGGCCGGATGGCTACCTCCGCCGCAGCCAGCGATCAGCATGGCCAGGAGGCCGAGGAGTGCTAGGTAGCGCCGCATGGGCGCCTCCTTTCAGTAGTGGAGGATCGTGCTACCGGCGCGGCAGGCTGCGTCGCAGCCGGATGATCCGCAGGAACGTCCGCGGTGTAGGGCGTGGCCGTCGAGCGAAGTTCAGGTGGTGATACTCGGAGCCAGCGGGGTACGGGCGCCACAGACGCCAGCCGTAACGCGCCGCGGCGTGAATCATCCGATCCACGTCCGAGTCGTTCACGTCGAAGCCGATCTGCCACCACGCGAGGTCATGGCCACGCGGGACGTTGTAGGCCGCCCCGTCTGACTTCTGCTCGTGCGTGGAGAAACCGGGAGGGTTCGCCGGGTTCCCCTGCCCGTCGAGGTAGAGCTGGTAGAGCTGTCGTTGCGAGTGCTTGCCGTGGCGGTTGAGGATGCTCTCGGCGTCCTGCCCGCGATAGATCGAGTTGATCGTCGCCCGCGCGTCGTTGGCGACGATCGCGACGTAGGGCGCCAGGTTCTTCGGGCACGGGGCGCCTTGAATGACGCGGAAGTCGTGGTGTCGCATGAGCCTCTCCCCTTCCGGAGGTCAGGTGCAGGTGTAGTGGCCGGATCCGGACGGGTCGGTGCACGTAAACGTCTGCGTGAGGTACGTGAAGGTGAATGACTGCGGTTCGGGTCCCGCTGGTCCTTGAGGTCCGGGCACAGTGCTCGCCGCTCCCATGGGACCGGGTGGGCCCGTGGGGCCTGCCGGGCCATCCTTGCCGGCCGGGCCAGTGTCGCCCTTCGGCCCGAAGGGTCCCGCGCTCCCGGCGATGCCGTTACTGCCGCTCGGGCCGGGGATGGTGCTCGCGGCACCCGCCGGTCCGTGCAGGCCCCTTGGGCCTATGGCACCCAGTCCCACCATTCCTGACGGGCCGATTGGGCCCGTGGCACCCGGGGGACCCGGGGGACCCAGGACGCCTTCCCTGCCCGGCACCCCGGGCAGTCCGGCCCGGCCTTGCAGGTAGCGCACGAGCTTCTTCGAGCGCCGGTCTGCGGTCGCGGCGAGGTGGTGATTGCCGGAGGCGAGCTGGTGCAGCTTGGCCTGCTGGGCTTGCAGCGAGTCCTGGGCGGACGAGAGTTGAGAGCCGAGGTCGATCGCCAGGTAGGCGACGCCAGCCACTAGGCCAACGAACGCCAGCACGAGCACCATCGCTATCACGCGGGCGCGTCTCATAGCGCATGCACTGCGGAGAGGAGCGCGACCATGACCCCGAGCAGCGTCACGATCACGGCAGCGGCAGCCCAGAACGCGGACCATCTGCCCAGCTGCGACTTCTGCGCATCCTCGAGCCTCTTCTGCAACGCCAGATCGACCGCCTCCTTCGTCTCAGCTTTCGCTACCAGGTCACGGATCGAATCGTGCAAGCTGTCGATGCTCTGGGTCTGTTCCTCCGAGCGCTTCGCGGCAAGTCGGATGTTCCCGTTGACCGCGTTGAGTCTCGACTCGTGGCTATTGATATGGCCGCGAGTCTCTCTCTCGGCGTCCTGCCCGCGATAGATCGAGTTGATCGTCGCCCGCGCGTCGTTGGCGACGATCGCGACGTAGGGCGCCAGGTTCTTCGGGCACGGGGCGCCTTGAATGACGCGGAAGTCGTGGTGTCGCATGAGCCTCTCCCCTTCCGGAGGTCAGGTGCAGGTGTAGTGGCCGGATCCGGACGGGTCGGTGCACGTAAACGTCTGCGTGAGGTACGTGAAGGTGAATGACTGCGGTTCGGGTCCCGCTGGTCCTTGAGGTCCGGGCACAGTGCTCGCCGCTCCCATGGGACCGGGTGGGCCCGTGGGGCCTGCCGGGCCATCCTTGCCGGCCGGGCCAGTGTCGCCCTTCGGCCCGAAGGGTCCCGCGCTCCCGGCGATGCCGTTACTGCCGCTCGGGCCGGGGATGGTGCTCGCGGCACCCGCCGGTCCGTGCAGGCCCCTTGGGCCTATGGCACCCAGTCCCACCATTCCTGACGGGCCGATTGGGCCCGTGGCACCCGGGGGACCCGGGGGACCCAGGACGCCTTCCCTGCCCGGCACCCCGGGCAGTCCGGCCCGGCCTTGCAGGTAGCGCACGAGCTTCTTCGAGCGCCGGTCTGCGGTCGCGGCGAGGTGGTGATTGCCGGAGGCGAGCTGGTGCAGCTTGGCCTGCTGGGCTTGCAGCGAGTCCTGGGCGGACGAGAGTTGAGAGCCGAGGTCGATCGCCAGGTAGGCGACGCCAGCCACTAGGCCAACGAACGCCAGCACGAGCACCATCGCTATCACGCGGGCGCGTCTCATAGCGCATGCACTGCGGAGAGGAGCGCGACCATGACCCCGAGCAGCGTCACGATCACGGCAGCGGCAGCCCAGAACGCGGACCATCTGCCCAGCTGCGACTTCTGCGCATCCTCGAGCCTCTTCTGCAACGCCAGATCGACCGCCTCCTTCGTCTCAGCTTTCGCTACCAGGTCACGGATCGAATCGTGCAAGCTGTCGATGCTCTGGGTCTGTTCCTCCGAGCGCTTCGCGGCAAGTCGGATGTTCCCGTTGACCGCGTTGAGTCTCGACTCGTGGCTATTGATATGGCCGCGAGTCTCTGCACGCCACTCGCCCTCCTCGAACGCGAGTGCCCGGGCGCGCTCGATTACTTCCTCCTTGAGGTGCCGAGCGCGTTCCTCACGCTCCTCGACGAGATCGTCGGCGCGGACTTGCCGGTCGGGGCGGCCGCGTTCCCGGCTGAGGTCTCGGACTTCTTCCTCGTCAGCCATAGGTTCTAAGAGTCCTGTTGATCGGGGTCGTAGCCGGGCATCAGGCGGCGAGAACTTCCATCACGGCAGGGCCGGCCCCTCCAGCATTGGTGCCGCCCGGGCCGGCGTACACGTAGGCGGTTCCGTTGGCTGTCGCCGCCCAGTCGTACTGGTAGCGGGCGCCGGGGGTGAGGCCGCTCAGCAGGAACTCGGGGCTCACGAACGCACCGCCGCCGACGCTGTCGCTGAAGAGGATGGTCGTCGGGATGCCTACGGGTGCCGTGGTGCCGTGCGCCACGAGATACCAGGTGTGGGAGGTGTTGGCGGCCGCATACGCGAGCGCCCGTAACCGCACGATCACCGCGCCGCTGGGGGGGGCGGTGCACGCGACCGTTAAGTCCCCGGGGTCGAGGACCTGCCCGGCGGCCCCGACTGCTCCCAACGCGGCGGTGAAGCCCTGCTCTGCTGGGGGTGCGTAGAGCGTGCGGCCGAGCAGCTGGCCGGGCTGGGTGAGTGTCTGGAGCGTGCCGGCCGTGTTGAGGATGTCGGCGGTGAGGATCGATAGGGCGTTGGCGGGGACCAGCACGTAGCCGAGCACCGTCGAGTTGGTGGGCACGGCACCTACGCCGGCGAGGGCGCCGCTGCCGGTGAGGGCGGCGGCGGCGGTCGGGGTGCCGGTGAGCACCGCCAGCTGGGCGGAGTTGGTGGAGCCGCCGTACTGGGCGTCCTGGATCTGCACGATGATCGTGTCGACCCGCGGGTTGGTGGCGTTCGCGGCGGAGATCGGCAGGGTCACCGGCGCGTCGTTCTCGGAGAAGTACATGCCCTGGGGCTGGTAGGCCCCGCCACCGGGGTTGATCGTGGCGAGGCTCGACCCGGGGGTCCAGAGTCGTCCGGCGGCGACCTGCACCGCCATCGAGGGGGCGCCGAGCTGCGCGACGGCGAGGTCCCCGGGGCTCAGCACGCCGCCGGCGGGACCGAGCAGGCTGGCTATCGCCTCCCGGAACAGCTGGGCGGAGTGCGAGGAGCCCTGCAGCGCGTAGGGGGTGGCGGTGAGGGTCACGGCAGCCGGCCTTTCAGCTCGTCGATCTGGGCCTGCAGGTCGGCCATCATCATCTGCGGGGTGGGCTCCGCCGGCGGCGGGGTGTGGAAGTGCATCCGCAGCCCCCACCCGTGCTCCTCGATGGTCTGGTGGGCGGCGTCGACGTGCTCGTGGAGCTCGCCGATGGCGGTGAGGATCTGCTGGGGCTCGGCGGGCTCGGAGCGGTCCCGGGTCGCCGGGAGGCCGTGGGTGGCCTCGGTGCTGATCACCCGGCACCCCGCGTTCTGTAGCGCGGTCTGGGCCTGGCTGGAGTGGACGGCGGGGCCGGAGACGATGATGGTCAGAGACACGCGGTTGCCTTTCTCATAGCTGGACCCAGGTGCCGGTCTGGTAGGAGGCGATCCCGAACAGCGGCCGGCCGGTGGAGACGCTCGTGAGGTTGGTGATCGGCGTGATGTTCCCGACCACCACCACCGCATGGCCGTGCTTGGGGTCGCCGGTGGCGCCGGTCGGGTCAGAGACGACCAGCTGCTGCTGGGTCTCCAGGGCCCGCAGGCGCTGCTCGAAGTCGGCGAGCATGGCCGCGAAGGCGTTGCGGGCAGGATCGGGTCTGCCAGGCATCGGGCGGTCCTCCTAGACGGGTGGTTGGGGCGGCGGGATGCTCTGCACCGGCGGGACCGCCAGGTCGAAGAGCAGCGTGGGCAGCCCCTTGTCGGGGACGGTGGCGGTCCAGTCGGTCATCCGCCACTCGAAGCTCATGCCGCTCGGGAACCTGGGGTCGGTGTTCTCCCCGCCGCCGGCGACCGGGTCGATGCGGAACAGCAGGTTGTCCCCGACCCCGAAGTCCCCAAAGTTGATCTTCCCCGGGTCCACGTTGCCCGAGGTGTCGGGCAACGTGATGGGGATCGTGATCGTGGGGGTGACGACCGGATAGCCGAGGATGCCGAGGTCCCCGAAGGCGATGTTCGCCAAGGTGCCGGGGTCGTTTACGAATGTGCGGGCGAAGGTCTTCTCCAGCAGCGGGTAGCCGGCTATCTCGGCGGCGGCGTTGGTGGGCTGAATGCCGCCGGTGCCCGACCCCGTCTCGGTGATCGACGTGGCCTGCTGGCTGCCGTCCTCGGGGTAGGTGTAGTCGACGCAGTCCGAGCCGAGGATCACCAGCTGGCTCTGGGCGTAGGTGCGTCCCTGCCGGGGATACCAGAGGTTTAGCTTCACCGCCGGGGTCGAGGTCCCCGGCAGGTAGGCCACATCAAAGCTGTAGTCAAAGCCGAACGTGTACCCCATCTGCGACAGGGTGGAGAGGATCGAGTCGATCGTCTGCAGCGACGTGGCGGGGTAGGACGGCGCGACCCGCGGGCCGCCCTCAGCACCCACGGGGTTGAGCACCAGCGGGATGCCGCCGAACACGCTGCCCTTGGCCTGGGCGTCGGCGATGACCTGCTGGGCGACGAGCATCGGGTCGGCGCCCGCCGACCACGTGTTGGAGTAGTCGGCGGCCTGCAACCGGGACTTGAAGTAGGAGCCGAAAGTGCTAGCCCCGACCTTCAGCGTCGGGCCAGTCTTGGAGTAGTTGCGCGTCCAGATGATCCCGCCCCACACCAGGGCGCCGAGGAAGTCGACGAACAGCGCCGTCTTTGACGGCAGCGTCGCCTGGTTCCAGTTCATTGCCTGCACCGCCGGGCTGGCCAATGGCAGCGCTCCCGCCCACGGCCCGGGGGCGTTGAGCTTCTCGCCGAAGGTCACGCCCTGGAAGGGGAGCGCGTCCAGCGGCTTGACCGCCATCAGATCCCAGGAGAGGTAGGTGAACGGATTAGCCACGGGGCGGGGCTCCTGACTACGGGACGATTCGAGAGAAGAGGGCGGCCGAGTGGGCTCGGGGGCGGCGCTGGGTGCCCGCCGCCGCGGCCCAGCCCGCCACCACACCTCTCGAAAGCCCCAGCCTTTACAGCGACAGGTACGCGTCCGCGCTGTGCACGGTGAGCGTGGCGGGCACTTGGGTGCCGTCGGCGGTGCTGAACTCGATCTGGTTGGCGCCGGGCTGCAGGTTGAACCACATCGAGCCGGCCCGCAGCGCGTTGCGGCGCGAGCTGCCCTGGGTGGAGCCGGCGGTGGTGTAGGTCACAGTCCGCCAGTCAGTGTCGATCGTTAGCGTGTCCCCGACAGCCATCTGCAGCGCGAAGCTGAGCTGCGGCGCGCCGGGCAGCGACAGGCTCTGGATCGTCGGCGTGCTGCACGGCCCGGTGATGATGAACACGGGCCGGGTCTCGAAGCGCCCGGCGTTGACGACGGTGAGGACCCCGCCGGAGCCGCCGCCACCGAAGCTGACCGGGAAGCTGGCGGGGAACTGCAGGCCGCCGAGCGGTGCGGGCAGCCCCACCGTCGCCGTCCTGGACGGGGCGGCGTACCACCGCGGGTCGGTGGCGTGAAACAGGGTGGTGGCGACCGTCCCGCGTGCCTGCACCCGGTTGAGATCGATCGGACAGTTGTGCTTGGCGGGGCGGGCCATGCACACGAACGTGCCCGAGGCGAGCTGCAGGTACAGCGGCGCCTCGGTCGCGCCTGTGGGGCCGAGCACCCCACCGAGTGCCTGCACCGCCTGATCGAGGGCGAGCGCGGTGGGCGCCCGGATCGCCTGCACGACGGTGATGTCGCGTCCGGGCAGCACCCTCTGGCCGGCGAACTCGCCCTGGTCGATGGCGCGCTGCACGTCCCCGCCGGCGATGCCCGGCATGTCGATGTTCAGGCTCTGCAGCTGATAGGTCGACCCGGCGGCCAGGCCGCCGAAGGCCAGGCCTCCGTAGGAGAGTTGCAGGAAGCTGAGCGCCGGTGGGGCCAGCGTCGGGGAGGGAAACGGCATGGTCGCTCCTAGTGGGCGGTGGCGACCGGCAGCGCCCCCGTCTTCAGCGACCAGCCGACCTCGCTCATCAGATCTGAGGCGCTCATGTTGTGGCCGTTGATCTGAAAGTTGAACGTGGCTTCCGACGGGCCGGCGGCCGGAGCGCCCGACGGGCCGGCGGCCGGAGCGCCCGCCCCGCCTGTCCCCTGGGCGGCGGCTTTGGCCACATCGAGGCTCGACTGCGCCTGGGCTTCTGCCACCGTCGCCGCGGCCTGGGCCTGGGCGAGCACGGCGCCAAACCAGGCCTGGTCGGTCGCCGAGCCGCCCGCGGCACGATCGACGCCGAGCTGGGCAGCGTCGATCGCCTGGTTGGCGCCCTGGGTGACTTGATCCAGTGCCGTCTGCGCGTTGGCGGCGATGAGCCCCGCCCCGGTCTGCCCGGCGGCGGCCTGGCCGTCGAGGAACACCTTGGTGGAGTCCGCGATCTGGTTGGCCTGGGCCTTGGCGGTGTCGGTGATGACCACGGCCTGCCGGTTGACGTAGGCCGCCCACGCGGTCTGCTGGGCGGCGGCGGCGGCGGCGGCGGCGGCCGCGGTCTGCTGGGCGGCGGCGGCGGCGGCTGCGGCCCGGGCCGCGGCGGCCTGCTGGGCGGCGGTGACCAGAAGCCTCGTCTGGGCCGCGAGCGCCTGCGTGTGGGCGGCGACGAGCTGGCGGGAGAGCGAGGCCAAAGCCGCCTTGTGGTCGGAGCTGAGCGAGCGCTCGATGTGCCTCAGCCCTGCCTGGTGGACCTGCCAGATGGCGGTCTGCAGCGTCTTGAGGCTGCCGGAGTGGATCGCCGTCAGCAGCTTGTTCAGGGCTGAGGTGCCGGCCCGCAGGTCGCTGGTTTGGCGCTTTGACTCGGCGGCGTGCGCGGCGGTTTGCTGCTTTAGCGCCCCCGCCTGCTGGCCGGTCTGCCTGGTGAGCGCCGCCTTCTGCTGAGCGATCTCGACCGCCAGCGCTCCTTTGATCTGGGCGATCTGCGCGGCCGCCGCGCTTTTCTCGGACTGGCTGACGCCCTTGCCCTTCACGGACCCTTGGATCTGGGTGATATGCGCGCCGGCTGCGGCTTTCTCCCGAGCGATCCGGACGGCCAGCGCCGCGCGTTCGTTGGTTGCGGAGGAGGCGTGGGCCATCTCGGTGTGCATCATCGCCGGGGCGTGGCCGGTGGGTCCGCTCGCGGTGCGGGTCGGCAGCGCCTTTATGTTGTCGGCGGCAAAGGCGATCTTGCCCAGCGGCACCACGGCCTCGGGGCCCGCCTCGCCGACGACCGCGAACGTGGGCTTGGTGACGATCCCGCCCTCGGCCAGGCCGACGGCGCTTAGGGCTTTGCCGACGAGCCCGCCGCTCGGGAGGATGCTCCCGATGGCGTGCATGATCGCCCCGGGCGCCGACTCGATCCCCGACGCGATCGACGAGACGATGCTCTGGCCGAGTGAGAGGAAGGCACCGGGGATGCCCGCGATCGCGCTGCCGATCTGGCCGGGGAGCCCCGCGAAGTACCCGACGACGCTGGAGATCAGGCTGGAGGCGGCGCTCTCGATCGACTGCCACACCCCGCCGATGTCCCCGACGATGCTCCCGACCGCCGAGAGCGCCTCGCCCGGGAGCTTGGAGAAGAACCCGACGATGTTCGCGATCAGGTTGCCGGCCTCGGAGACGAGATTGCCCGCGAGCCCCACGAAGTCCGAGGCGATGTGATCGAAGAACGCGAGCAGCTGGCCGGGGAGCTTGGAGAAGAACCCGACGATGTTCGCCACGAGCGTCCCCGCCGCCGTGCCGATCTTCGCGGCGAGCCCCACGAAGTCAGAGACGATGTGGCTAAAGAACGCGAGCAGCTGGCCGGGGAGCTTGGAGAAGAACCCGACGATGTTCGCCACGAGCGTCCCCGCCGCCGTGCCGATCTTCGCGGCGAGCCCCACGAAGTCAGAGACGATGTGACCGAAGAACGCGAGCAGCTGCCCGGGGAGCTTCGAGAAGAACCCGACGACCGCCCCGACGACCGTCGAGGTCAGCGAGCTCACCTTTGCCCAGGCGGAGCCCAGCCCCGAGGCGATGTGATCGAAGAACGCGAGCAGCTCGCCGGGGAGCTTCGAGAAGAACCTGACCACGGCGGAGACGACGCTGCTGGTCGCGGACTCGACAGCTGACCACGCGTCCTTGATGGCGCCCACCACCTCGGTGAAGATGGCGGCGATCTGGCTATGAAACGCCCGGAACCCGGCGATGACGATGCCGATCGGTCCGAGCAGGATCTCCAGCAGCAGCTGCCAGTGGCCCTTGATAAACCCCACCACGTCGGAGACGACCGACTCGATCGCGTGCCACACCGCCTTCCAGTGGGTCACCAGCTCGTAGATCCCGCCGACGAGCAGGGCGACCGCGGCGACGATCGCCAAGATCGGCACGAGCACGGGGGCGGCGGCGACATCCATCGCCCCGAGGCCGCCGGCGGCGACGTCCCCGCCGGCCCCGACGGCTTCCAAGCCCACGCCGGCCTCCACCCCGGCGGCGCCCAGGCCCGCGAACGCGAGCTGGCCCTCGGCGGCGCCGGCGGTGATCTCGCCGCCCATCACGCCCGCTTCGGCGCCGGTGGCCGCCATCTCGGTGCCGGCGGCCCCCAGGCCCGGGATCATCTCGGCGATCTTGGGCAGGAACCGGGCGACGTTCTCGCCGGCGCGGGAGAAGCTGTCGGCGAACGCCGCCATCTTGTTGATCGCGAACACGGCGATCGCCGGCCCCAGGATCCCAGTGATCACGAGACCCAGCCCGATCAGCACCGCCTTGTGCTCGGTTACGAACGTGGTGGCGTGAGCGAACGAGCCGACGACCTTGGTGAGGATCGGGATCACGACCGCACCGATCTTCGCGGCGAGATCCTGGCCCTCGGCCTCCAGGGTCTTCATCTCGACGTGCAGGGTCTTGGCCTGCTTGGCGGCGGCGTCGTGCGCCGCCCCCATCTTGGTCACGGTGCCGGTGGCCTTGTCGTAGGCGGCCGGGCCGGCGTCGATGACCTTCACCATCTGGCGGGCGGCACCGGCGCCGAACAGGGTCGAGGCGGCCGCGAGACGCTCCTGCTCTGACATCTTGGCGAACTTCGGGTGCAGCTGGTCGATGATCGACCCCATCCCGACGAACTTGCCTCGGGCGTCGAACACGGTGACGCCCATCTCCTTGTACTTGGCCTGGGCGGTCTGCACCGCGGTGGAGGCGGCGACGAAGGACTTGAGCACAGCCGCCTGCTCGGGCGGCAGCGCCGCTGAGGCCTTGGTCAGCTCCTTGGTGGTCATCGTGCCGTGCTCGTAGGCACTGGCGAGCTTCTGCGCGCTCGGGCTCAGCTGCTCGAAGGCGCCCTTCTGCTTGGCGGTGGCGGTCGCCACGCCGGTGGCGGTCTTCTCCAGCGTGTTCATCCCGGAGTTCAGGGCACCCATCGCCGCCCGCCCGGTGATCCCCTGGGAGGTCATGTCCACCAGCAGCCCGGACAGCTTCCCGACCGACCCGGCGGTGTCACCGAGCTTGGAATGGACCTTCGCGAGCTGGTTGGCGAGCGTGTCGACGCTCACGCCGGTCGCCGTCGAGGCCTGGTAGAGCACGTCGGTGACGTGCGCCGCGTCCCCGGCCGCGATGTGGAAGGACTGCATGATCGCGGCGGTCGCGTGCGTCGCGGTCCCGAGGTCGATCTGCTTGGCGGTCGCCAGGTCATCGGCGGCGGTCATGACCGACATCGCCTGGCTGCTGGTCAGCGCATGGCCCTCGGTCGCCTTGAGCTGCCCGGCGACCGTGGCGAACGCGGCGGCCATCTCCTTGCCGGAGAACTCCGACTTGCCGGCCGTCCCCAGGAACGCGTTACCGATCTTCGTTGCCGCGGTCACGCTGATGCCGGCGGTCCCGGCGATCGCCGCGTCGGCCGTCTGCATCCCCTCGGCCATCTTCACCCCAACGGCGGCGACCGCGATGCCGCCGGCGGCGACCCCCACCAGCGCGGAGCCCCCGAGCTTGTCGAGGCTGCCGATCAGCCCCGAGGAGCGCGAGCTGGCGTGCGTGGCGGACTCCCCCGCCCTCTCCAGGCCATGGGAGAGCGACTCGACGGGCAGGCCGGTGGCCGAGAGAACGCCCGCGAGCTTGGTCAACCCGCCGCTGACGCCCTTGGACATGCCCTGCCCACCGCGCTCCCCGGCGCCGGCCATGTCCCCGGCGAGCTTGCCGGTCTCCTGGCTGACCCCGCGGCGGAGGTTCGCGCCGCCGAGCGTGCCGGCAGCCCCAAGGTCTGACTCCAGCTTGCTCGTGCCGCTACCGACCCCCTCGCGCAGCCGGGTGCCGGATACCGCACCGACGTTCTGGAGGTCCCCCTCGAGCTTTCCGGCCTCGGTACGCACCCCGTCGCGCAGACCCACGCCCGCGCCGGTGCCGACCTCCGAGAGGTCATGCTCGAGACCGGACGTGCCGCCCTTGACCCCCTCGCGCAGGTTGACCCCGGACGCGGCGCCGATGGTGCCGAGGTCCCCCTCGAGCTTGCCGGCCTCGCCGCGCACCCCGCCGCGCAGCCCAGCCCCGGCGTCCTGCCCGGCGTGCTCAGCATCGCCACGCAACCCCGCGAACGCCGGGGTGGTGTCCTTCTCGAGCTCCTTGCGGAACCCGGCGGTGTTGGCGTGAACAACCACCTCCGCAACACCGACGATCACCAGCCACCACCACCCTTCTCACTCATAGCTAACGCTGCCGAACAGGGCGTCCTTCTTGGCCGCCTCGGCAACCGCCTCGGCGTCGAGGCCCCACTGGTCGCGGTCATGCTCCTCGGCGGCGTCGGGGTCCAGGGGCCGCTCGAGCGCCTTGTCGACGTGCTCGCGAGCCTCGTGGCGGGCGCCGCCGCCGGCGACGGCATCGTCGAGGATCAGGGCGTAGATGACATCCAGGGCGAGGACTAGCGGGAGGTCTTCGATGGCGACGCCGCGGAGCGTGCAGCGGCCCGAGATGTCCGCTTCGCAGACGAGCCAGTACTGGCAGAGTCGGACGGCGGCCGGGTAGGGCGCGCGGCGTAGAACTCGGTCAGCGCCGTGTACAGGTCGATCACCGCGGCCTGCTCGATCATCACGTCATCCCGGTTCAGGTAGTCCTGGAAGCGCTGCTGATCCTCCTCGAGCAGGCACTTGTCCAGGTAGTCAAGGACGGGGCCGAGCGGCACGTTGCCGTTGGGCATGGTCTGGCGGACGATGGCCAGCGCCGCGCCGGTCGGCGGGACGGGCCGGAACCGGAAGGTCTCGGCGACCTCCTCGCGCTCCAGGGTGTAGCCGACCACCTCGATCTCCAGCGGCTGGAGGTCGAGCTGCTCGGGGTTCTCTACGCGGCCGACGACGATCGGATCCATGGGTGCTCCTTTGGTGGGATGGCTCGGGATGGCTAGGTGGGGGGACAACGAGGTGAGTTGCCTCCGGTGAAGGGCTGCGCCCGCGGCGCCATCCCGGGGGACCGCGGGCGCCCGCTGCGCCGCGAGGAGAAGAGGGGCGCGGCGCCGCAGGGGGGAAACCTCAGACTTCGATGACCTTGAGCGCGTCGCGCAGAAACGGAATCGGCTTGGTCCCCGGGTGATGCACCGAGATCGCGAACACCGTGTGGCCGTGAACCTGGAACGCGAGGACCCCGCCGGGAGGGGCGGCGATGTCGTGCGCCACGGTGCCCTCGTGGACCATCAGGCTGTAGCTCTTACGCGACGGGGAGCACGACGTCGTGTCCGACTGGATGCGGACCGCCAGCTCCCCGCCCAGGGTCTCGGCGCGCTTGACGATCGTGTCCTCCAGGCACCCCGTCTTGCGATGGGGGGCGATGATCTGCTTGGCTCGCGCCTGCACCAGGGTGGAGCGCTCGATCAGCATCCGGCCGACCGGGCCCGCCGGTGAGCGCAGCAATTCCGCGAGAGCTGCGCCATCCAGGACCAGCTTGAAGTCATCTGCCATAGCGCGCTAGATTCCCTTCGGTGGCGTTGAGCACCAGTGACGTTGAGGCGGTCAGGGCGCAGTGGGAGGAGTGGACCGTCGACTCGGGATTCGAGCTGTCGATTGAGGTCTGCACCGAGGAGCCATCGACGGCGGTCATCGTCGAGCGCGAAGAGATCAAGGCGGCGCCGATATTTGGCGCCCGGATCACCGGCTCGCTCTACTGCCAGGTGACGGTCCGCCGCGGCGAGGAGGTCGTGTTCTCCGAGCGGGTGCCCTGTGACGCCGGGATGCTGCGGGCGTCGGTGACGGTGCTGGCCCGCACGATCGCGACCAGGTGGGCGCCGAGCGATGACCGAGGGGACGCCTGACCCGGCGGTACGCTCCCCTCTCGTGGAGGACGAGTGGGAGAACCGCGGTCTGCACCGCCGGGTGCGGGCCCTCGAGGAAAGGATGAGGCTCATGGAGGCATCACAGGCTCAGAATCAGGCGCTGATCGACGCCGCGACGGCGAAGGCGGAGGCGACCGACGCCAAGCTCGTCAACGTGCAGCACGAGATCGACGCGCTCAAGACCGTTCACTCGCAGGGCCAGGCACTCGACTTCTCAAAGCTGGACGCGGCGATGGCGGCCGAGGACACCCAGGCCGATGCCAACCTTGCCGACGCGGCGCCACCTGCCCCCGCTCCGGCGCCCGCTCCGGCTCCGGCGCCGACGCCTGAGCCGGCGACCCAGAAGACGCCGTACACGTTCGCCGGGGACCCGGCCACGGTCGATCTCAACGTCTGGCCGAAGGCCAGCATCGAGACGGCAGAGGCGACCCCGCGGCCCCTGTTCAACTACAGCGGCGACACGGCACCGGGCCAGCAGAACGGCGCCAATCTCGACCGTGGGGCGTGGCAGGTCTACACGGGGGCGACGCAGCCGGTGCCGGCCGGCGGCTAGCTGAGCGAGACGCTGATCAGCAGCCGGCTGGCGGCGAGTCCACCCTCGGGGCCGACCGGCTGCAGGCCGTCGATCACGAACCCCTCCCCCACCCCGCTGAGCAGGTGCGCTCGGTGGATGGCGGAGGCGGCGAGGATCAGCGCTTGGGCGTCGCCGATCGTGGCCTGCCCGTCGCTGTGCTGCTCTGCGGCGGTCGGGATCTCCATCGCGGCAAACCCCTCGGTGTTGACCACCTGGATCTCCCGGACGAGGTTGACCGAGAAGCTGGCGAAGAACGTGACCGCCTCGGGGATCATCGTCTGGGCGAACGCCTGGCCGGGCTGTCCCTGCCCGACGTTCATGAGCGCCACCGTCATCTGGTCGCCGTCCCAGACGATCAGCGACCCGGCGGCGACGTACTGACGCTCAGGCAGGCTGACGCCCTGCTCGGTGAGCTGGGCGGCGAACAGCGCGAGGATCTGCTCGGCGACGCCGGGCAGATCCTGCAGGCTGGCCATCTACTGCGGCGGGATGACGGCCGCGGGCCCGTCGTTGCCGGCCACGACCGATCCTGGTCCTGGCACGGGACCGCCGGTGGCGAATCCGGGGGCCGGGTCGGGGGTCGCCGGCGGAACCTCCGCGGGCACATCCTCAGCCTGAGCCTCGACCTCAGCCACCGTCTGGGGCTCCGTGACGCCGAGTACCGTGTCCGGCTCGGGCCCGGCGTCGCCCTGGCTTGCCTCCTCCTCGTCCTTTCCGGGCTCGTCGGCGGGGTTCTCGTAGTGGTCACGCCAGGTCGCCAGCTCCTCGGCGAGGTCATAGTCGGAGATCGCGGCGATCCGCGCCGCGTCGGAGCGCTGGGCGTTGTCGGGTAGCGCCTCGAAGCGCCGCTGCAGCGTGTCGATCTCCTCGGGGCTGGCGCCGGCGCGGGCGTAGCGTTCACGCGGAAACATCGGAGGTGACCTCCTCGGCTGCGGGGGGCGGGGTCTTGGCGGCCTTCGGGGCCTTCGGAGCGGCCGGCGGCGGGTCGGCGGGCTCGATGGCCGCGGGCTTGCTCTTGGCCGGCTTAGGCGCGAGCTCATTGCTGTCCGCCGCGGCCTGCTCGGCGGTGGGGAACAGCTCCGGGTTGGGATGCCCGGGGCCCTGCACGCCCTGCTCACGGTTGGGTGGGGCGAGCTGCTCGGCGGAGTCCTCCTGGGCCTTGGCCCAATCGAACTGGCTCTCTGATGTGTCCACGAAGGCTCCTTTTAGCTGAGGGTGGGGTGGGCTTGACGGCGGGGGCGGCCCACGTCGGGGGACCACACGACGCCCTGGCGCTGGTTGCGGTTCGGGTTGACCGAGAGCAGGAACGCGTCGACCTCGTAGATCCCCAGCGACTTGGACTTGAGGATGTCCTGCACGTCGGTCGTCTGCGCGGTGACGCCCTGGCGGGAGACCTGGGTGGTGCGCCGCGGATAGTGGGAGCTGTCGCCGAGCTGGGGCAGCGCCAGGTACTCGGCGAGCTTGCGGGCGGCCAGGCTGCCGGCGGCCGGCGGCTCGATCCCGAAGGTGAACGTGACGCTGAACGTCCCCGGCTGGCTGTCGGGGAGGTCCATGATCTGCGACGTCGGCCACCCCCACCGTTGCGTCGGGATGTAGCTCTGGGTCGGGCGGATCCGCACCAGGCTCTGGAAGTCCCGCAGCTCATACTCCACCGCCGGGATCACGACCCCGTCGATCTTGACGAGGGTCACGGCGCTGACGGGGTAGGGCAGCTTGATCGTGGGCGGGTCGACGGTGCCGTAGTGGGCGGCGATGCCGGTCATCCCGAACCCGTAGGAGGACGCCGAGCCGAACGCCGAGAACCACCCCAGCGGGGAGACGCCGCCGGCGCGAGTGTCGATGTCGGTCGGCCGCGCGACGGGACGCACCGTCGCGGGCCCGCACTCACCGGTGAACGTGCGCCCGGCCAGCTCGTAGAGGATCTCCGAGGCGGCGGTGGCCGCCTCGGCGCAGATCACGTCAACCTGCTGCTGGGTCAGCGTCCCGGCGGCGATCGTCTTGGCGGCCTGCGCCGCGACCCACGGCAGCTGGGCGACCTGATCTGCGGTGGTCCACGGGGAGCACGGTCCACTGGCAGGTCCGCTCACGCGCTCCCCCTCCTCAGCCGCAGTGTCGGGCTTTATCCGACGCGCTTAGACGGTGGCGGGGACCGAGGAGAACCCGGCGATCGGCAGCATCGCCGTACCCACCCGGGCGCGCTGCACCACTCGTGTGGAGGCGAACGGCCAGGTGCCGAACGGCCCCGAGCCCCAGTTCGGGTTCTCGAAGCCCTGCCCCTCGTAGAGCGACTGGGTGTTGGCGTTGGTCAGGTCGCGCGCCATCACGTGCATGTTGGCCACCCGCGGCAGCACCCAGTGCCAGTAGGGCTGCACGGCGGCCTGGAAGCCGCCGAGGATCGCCTTCTCGAAGAACTCCAGGCTGACGCCGTTGGGGTTGGCCACGATCCCCATCGGCGACGTGGCGTATCCCGCGACGCCCGGACCGGCGGTCTGGTCGACCTGCGGCACGTTGCCCGAGGGGGTGACCACGCCGGTGTCCACGAACACCGGCACGATCGCACCCGGGGCGATCGTCGTCGTGATCGACGCCGAGACCGCCACCGGCAGCGTCACCGCCCCGACCGGCGCGAACGCCGTGGTCGTGAACACGGTCTTCGGCGCGTTGGTGTCCCCGGCGATCTGGAAGGTGGTGCCCGGCGGGATCGACTGGGTCAGCGCCGTGACCGCCAGCGAGGTCACCGCGCCGGTGCCCGAGGCGGCGGAGGTGGCCTGCGCGCCGATGTTGGGGTAGGCGCCGATCAGCTGCTCGCCGCCGATGGTGCGCCCGTAGACGCGCACGCCGATCGCGCCGGCGCCCATCGGCACCCCGGAGATGACCACCGCACCGGCGGTCCCGGAGGCGACCGAGGCGGACACGTCGTTGCTGGCGGTCGACTCCCCGAACGCGTTGTACTGAGTGACGCGGTAGCCGTAGGTGCCGGCGGCCAGCGCCCCGAGCGTGATCTGCGGGGTCACTACTAGGCCCGCCGGCGTGCCGAGCGCGGCCGCGGTGGAGCTCAGCAGCGTCCCGCCGGTGAGGATCTGCTCGATCGCCGGGTCGGGAGTACCGAAGTCCAGCGCCACCGTGTAGTACTTCGGGATGTCGCCGTGCTTGGCGAACACGACCAGATCCCCGTTGGCGTTCTTGATCGCGATGTCATCGCCGGTGTCGGCGACCGGGGTGAGCATCGCCTTGATCATCTGCGCGCTGGTGTAGGTGGGGGCGCCGGGGTTGACGAACCCGTTGGCGTCGAGGGTCGAGATGCGCATTGCGGAGACCCAGACGCTTGCTGAGCCATCGGGGAGTGCCATGTCTAGGGCTCCTTGGTGGTGGGGGTGGGCACGGGAGAGTGGGCTGGGTGGAGCGGGTAAACCTGGAGGCTGTGGCGGCGTATCTGCATGACTAACTAGGCAGTTGAACCCTGATCCCGGCCTGCACGGCCCCGTCGAAGTAGGCGGCGGCGAACTCCTCGGCGCGGAAGCGGATGGTGTTCGGCTGGCCGCCCTGGCCGCGGTCGAGCGCCTCGGCGAAGGTGTCGGGGAACACGGTCCCCTCGTCCTCCTCGCGGACCATCGCCAGGTCGGTGATGATCATCACCGCGGTGGTGGCGGTGTTCCCCCCGCCGATCTGGGCGGCGGTGCCGGGGTAGCCGACACCCGGGACGATGATGTTGTCGAACACGTCGAGCAGCAGCGGGCCGACGCGACGGGCGCTCAGGAGGTTCGGGGTGGTCTGCGGCTGGCAGTGGATCATCGCCTGCCCCCCGAATCCGAAGTTGGCGGCGTAGTCCTGCAGGATCTGCTGGCCGCGGGCGACCGACGGCGGGGTCACCGGTGTCAGGTCGACGAGGTGCGCGTCGGTGAGGTAGCGGTTCGGCCACCCCTTCGCCTGCGCGAGCGCCCCCGTCCAGAGCTCCTGCTCGATCGCCTGCGCCGCGGCGTTCTTGAGCAACCTGAGGGCCCGGCCCTTGAAGTCGCGCTCCTCGAAGCCCCAAGTGGAGCAGGAGTCCTCGGCGACGACGAGGAACGGCACCACCGTGTTGATCGGCAGGTTCCCGTACTGCCCCACCCCGCCGGTGGTGTTGCTCGACGGGACGGTGGCGCCCGGGGTGGCGGCGCCGGTGTCGGTGAACGTGGGGGTCTGGTCGCGGTCGAACGGGCCGACGCTCCCGAGCAGCCCGATGGCGCCGGCGGTGCGCCCGTAGACGTTGTAGGTGACCCCGGCGGAGTCCGAGACGGGCGTCCAGGTGAGGGTCACCGAGCCGGTGGCGCCGGTGGTGGGCACCGTGATCGCCGGCAGGCTGGTGGTCTGCCCGTTGGCGTTGACCGCGGTGACCTGGTAGGCGCTGGTGCCGGCCGCCAACGTGCCACCGGTGGTGTGCGCGGCGAGCGCCAGCCCGGCCGGTGCGCTCAGGGCGGGCAGGTCGACGGTGGTGAAGTCGCACGGGTCGTGGACCTGCGCCGGATAGTGGTTCTCCGGGGCGTAGGTGAACCCGCGCGTCCACGCCTCCCCCTGGCGGGCGCGCAGCTCCGCGGCGAGGTCGTCGGGAAGCAGCGCGAGCTGCTCGTCGGCGATCTGGAAGACCGGGTTGGCGGGGTCAGAGCTCGACCCGGGCCTGACAGCGGAGGTGAGCAGCGAGACCTGCGGCGGGCGCGGCGGGATCGCCGGAACGACGACCCCGGGGTAGATGCCTGCCATCTCTCTAGCTCACCGCCCGTCAGCCTGCCCGTGGGGGCTCAGGCGCAGAGGCCGGAGGTGGACACCGACCCGGCGGCCTGTCCGTTGGCGCACAGCGCGGTGACCATCTGCAGCGCCCCGTTGTTGAAGCCGCGGAACGCCAGGCCCTCGAACGTCTCGACGAACGTCTCGAAGTCGTTGGTGGCATCGAGCGTCGAGTCGCGGACGACGCCGAGATCCAGGCGCCCACCGTCGAGGAACTGCATCTGCCCCTCGGGGAACAGGTACCACACCAGCTTGGCGGGGAAGGTGAGGATCTGCCCGGCGGCCTGCAGCCCGTAGGCCTGGCTGACGCCACCGGAGAGGCCGGCGGCGGGCTGACCGTCGAGGTGGAAGACGGGGTTGATGCCGGCATTGGTGAACAGCGACTCGACCTGCTCGTCGGAGATCGACAGCGAGTTCCAGGAGCTGTCCTGCTGGTGGGCGGCCTCCCGGGCCAGGTCGGCGCGGATCAGCTCCTTGACCCAGTCGGGGAAGATCGCGGTCATCGTCTGCGTCCGCGGGATCCGGTGCGCGTTGCGGTAGCCGGCCAGCGCCTCGTAGATGGTGGAGAGGAGGTCGCGGGTGGCGCCGAGGTTGGTGGTGGCCACCGGGGCGGTCACCCCTGGCACGCACGCTGCGGCGATCAGGTTCAGCAGGTTGTTCTCAGCCACGCGGGCGGCGGCGTCCATCGCCAGGTCGGTGAACGCGGCGACCTGCTCCGGGCTGAAGCGGGCCTGCATGTTCCCGAACCCGAGGCGGGTGGAGACCGCCTCGACGTAGACGAGCTCCTCGGTGCCGCACTGGATGGTGGCGATCGGCTTGGTCGCGGCGCCGGGGGAGGCGTCGGTCGCCTCGGTCCAGATGCCGGTCGCCGCGGCCGCGACGGCAATGTCGGGCGGCTGCACGAAGCGGATCCCGCCGCGGGTGGCCTCGAAGCTCGGCAGGCTGTCGCGCAGCGGCCGGTCGGCCGTCGACCATGTCGGCACGCTGTAGTCGACGTTCACCGGCAGGCAGATCCCGCCGGTGGCGGTCAGGGCGTTGACGGCGTCCATCTTTGAGGAGTTCTCGAAGGCGTCGGAGCCCAGGCGCCGCTCCTCGGGGTACTCGTAGCGGACAGAGGCGAGGAGCACGTCGCCTCGGGGGGCGCCGTGGCGCGGCAGGCGCTGCAGCGTCTCGGTCATCGCCCGCGCCAGCTCGGTGCGGTTCTCGATCGGGGCGGAGGGGTCGCGCAGGCCGCGCAGCGCGCCGGTGGCGGTCAGCACCGCCCGGTTGCGGGCGGGGGTGGTGACTTCGGGGCCGGGGATCGGCTGGGCCTGGCGGGCGGCCATCCGGGCGACGGCGCCACCGGAGGCGGCAACCGGTACGGGGGCGGCGTCGGCGGGCGCCGGCTCACCTTCGGCAGCGGCGGGCTCGCCCTCGGTGTCAGCTGCGGGCTCGCTCTCGCCTTCGGCGGCCGGGGTCTCCTCGGTCTCTTCCTCGGCGGGCGGGTTCAGCGCCCGGATCCGCTCGCGGGCGGCCTCACGGTCGGCCTGGGCCTGGGCCTGGGCGGCGTCGCGGCTTGACTGCTCGGCCATGACCTGCTCGCCGAACCCGGCGAGCTCCTGCAGCAGCGCGACGTCCTCGACGGAGGCCTCGTCGGTGTCCAGGCGCTCGGCCTCGGCGACGATCGCGGCGCGCAGCTGCGCGAGCTCGTCCGCGTTCAGGGTGGCAAGGCGGGCCAGCAGTTCGCGGATCGTCTCCATCTCAAGGCTCCTAGATGCTGCGCCCGAGAAGGTTCGGGCTGGGTGGGGTTCGGTCGGGCGGAGTTGGGCTATGCCGTTCCGGTCCAGGAGCCGCCTATGGCGACATGGCTAACACTAGGGGCAGGGCAAAGAAAACCGACCGGCGGCTATCCGAGGGAGGGAGAGGCGGCGGATGAACGGGCCGAGGCAGCACCCGCCGGCGCGGAAGACCCACAGGATCCGCTTGCCGCAGATCGGGCAGCGCGGGCGATCGATCACCGGACGAGCACCATCGCCAGCACGGGGACCAGCAGCGTGATCCAAGCAGCCCGGCACGTCGGTTTACCACGACAACAACCAGTGCACTGAGGGCAACAACATCGAGGCGTCGAACCGCGAGAGCGGTACCGGTGGGCACCCGAAGTGCGATCACTGCAAGCGCCTCTGAGCGAAAGTCAGTTCCCAGTAGGGGCCGGTCGGCTCGCCGTCGATTATCGACCAGTATCGGCGAAGGTCGGAGACAGGGAATCCACGTTGTAAGGCGACGGCGAGGGCACGGAAGCCCTCGCCTCGCTCGCCGTGGAACCTGACGGTTGGCTCTGGCATTGAGTGACCCTCGCCGCCTTCGCAAGACTCGAACGTCTCAACGCCCGCAGCGGCCAGCGTTTCAACGTAGTCTTTGATGCCAGGGTCCAGCGGGGCGTAGACCCTCATCGCTCGGCCCTTCGCGCCAAGCGAGTTTCGCCAATCGTTTCGCCAAACCCTCCTAGTCCGTGTGGTTGGCCCGGTACGTGTGGCCGGGGGCCGCCCGCGCCGTGAGGGTCGACTCCGGTTCGGGACCCATCTGGTCGCCGGGTGCTCAGGCGTCGTTGGGCAGCTATTGGACGCAGCGCCTCGAACTCGTCGACGTCCATGTCCGGGGAGCGCTCGTACAGCGCGCGGACCTCGTCCTCCCAGGTGAGTCGGCGGGGCGGGGCGGTGGGCTTCTGCCAGCCCATGGCTGCGGCCCTACAGCTCCAGGCGCGTCTGGATGTTGCGCAGCCGGTGGTTGAGCGTCTGGATCCCCTCGCAGTTGCGTCGCAGCTGCGTGGCGACGGGGCTGGTCTCCTTGTGGACTTCGGCAAGCAGCCCCAGCTCGGGGGTCTGACCGGCGGAGATCGGGATCAGGCGGTTCTCTAGCTGGTCGGCGAGTGCGTGAGCCTCGTGGATCGCGTCCTCGACCTCGGCCAGTTCGCTTTCGATCGGGCTCCGCTCTCGGGCCTCGTCATGAACCTCGGCCCTCTTACGTACCTCGGCTGTGTTCATCGTTTGGGGCATGGATTGCGCTCCTTTGCTGCGGGGATGGACTGGGGAACAGCTAAGCGCGCAGCACGGACAGCCGGCCGCGCGCGGCCTCCCGCGAGGTTTTCAGCAGCGGTGATAGCGCCCGGCGCAGCGCCACGTCGCCCCTATCGCTCTCGTCGATGACGGGGTGCTTGAGGCGGTGCATCACCCCCGCGCCGGCGGCGACGAGCGCGTCCTCCTGGGCGCCGGCGACAACGGCGTGCGGGAACCCGGGCACGGGAACGGCGAGCGCGGCAACGAGCTCCAGGTTGCCGCCGAGCCCCCGCCAGTCCCCTGACACCGATGAGGCTCTGAGCGCGGCGACCTGGTCTGCGGTGGCGGTGGGGCGGATGGCGCCGGCGATCCAGATGCCGTGCTCGTCCTCGCCGGCGTTCACGTCCGCGGCGGCCATGGCGATGTTGTCGTAGTGGGCCATCGCCGAGGTCGAGGAGGCGTGCACGTCGGCGTGGCCGGCGTTCACGGTCAGCGTCCCCACCCGCACCTTGGAGCCGTCGGCGCACACGACGTGCTGGCCACGCTTGAAGTAGGCGTAGTCGGACTTCGACGGGGGGGCGGTGACGCACCCCGGCTTACCGATATGACAGACCCCCCAAGGGGCGAGGTGGCCGTAGACGCGGCCCTCGTCGGTGATCGTGAGCGGGCAGGCGTACTTGCCGCCGAGAGCGCGCTGGCCGCGCCGGTCGAGGATCTCGGCCAGCCGGCCGTCGCCCTCGGTGAAGTTCGGGTTCTCAAACCACGCTCGGGGTGGGGCGGCGGGCCCGCCGGCGGCGGTGATGACGCTGTCGCCCTGCTGGCAGCGCTCACACTGCTCGTAGCTCATGAGGTGCACCAGCTGCCGGCCGGCGGTGACCGCCGCCGGCGGCTTCTCCGGCACCGTCGGAGCGTCATCGGACTGCTGGGGGATCGGGGTCGCCTCCGGTTTGTCGCTGCCGTCACCGAGGACGATGTAGGCGCCGGCGAACGCCGGGAAGGGAACCTGGGTGAGACCCATGATCTCCCCCTCGGTCATCGTCTCGGACATGTCCGTCGGCCAGCCGTCCTCGTCAATGTCCCCGACCTGGATCTCCGAGGACTGCACCGCCACGTCGGCGCTGATGCCGCAGCGGCCCATCCCCTCGGTCAAGCTGGCGAAGTAGGCGCCGTCATCGTTGGCGAGGTAGAAGCCGCGGGCGAGGATCACCTGGGTGTCGCCCTCCCCGGGGATCCGCTCGAAGCTGTCGATCCGCCCGCACATCACCGCCGGGTCGTTCATGTCGAACCCCTCGGGGTCATGGGTCTCGGTGGCCAGGCCCATCAGCGGCAGCGGTGGGGTGCGCCACGTCAACGCACCCGCGGCGATCTCGCGACCGTCACCGGTGGGCTGCCCTTCGATGATCGCGACGGGGATGGTGAACGCCGGCCCCATGTTCTCCGAGCCCGCCACGGGCGGCGGCGTGTTCAGCGTCGGGGCGGGACCCGTGTCGGGCGGGCCCGGGGGCAGCGGCGTGTCGGGGGCGGCGCCCGGGGGCGCCATCGCTCCGGCGGCGGTCTCCGCGCCCGGGTCGCCTTGGTCATCGCCGGTGGCCTGATCTGAGTCGACCTGCATGCCCGGGCAGGCGCAGCCGGACATCTGGCACGGGCCGGTGTTCTGCCCGGCGCTGAGATCGTCGGTGTGCGAGGAGGCGAGGTGCTGGCAGTCGGGGTTGGCGCACACCGCGGCGGGGTGGACGTTGCCCTTCTCGTCGACGGGGTTGGCGGGCACGGGCGCCGCGGTGCCCGGTGCGACGGGGGCGGACAGCACCGCCGTCTTGGCCGGCACCGGCGGCTCGGGCTTCTCCGGGTCGGCCTCCGCGGCTGGGGGCGGGTCGATCTTCACCTCGGTGCTGCCGGCGAGCTTGGCGCCGCACTGGTCGCAGTAGCTGGCGTCGAGGTCGTTGTGCTTCTGACAGCCGGGGCAGATCACCGTTTCGTCGGCGTCGGCGTGGTAGGGCGCCGGCTCGTAGGGCTTGTCCGCGGCGGGGGGCGTCGGCTTGTCCTTGACGGGCGCCTTGACCGGCAGAGGCGGGGGCGGTGGGGTGGCGAGCGCCGCCTGGCCGTAGGCGTAGCTGGCGATCAGCTCGCTGCGCGACACGGCGGTGGAAAGCTTGCGTCTCATGGGGTGACCTCCAGGGCAGCGAATGCTTGGGCGGGGGTACGGGCCACGACCACGTGCCCGTGATGGTCGGCGAGCGCGACGTCGCCCTGCTCGGTGACCGTCAGGCGCAGCACGCCACGCTCGATCGCGTACCACTGCGCTTCGGTGAGCGTCACGTGCGAGCCCTCGGGCATCAGCTCGGGGGCGGCGGGTGGCCGTTCTGGCCGGCGGGGATGATGTGCGGGGCGGTCAGCTTCTTGCCGAGTGCCTCGGCGTACTCGCCGCTCATCGGGAACAGCAGCACCTCGCCGGGCGCCTGGATGATCAGCACCCGGTTGCCCTCCGGCAGCGCCTGGGTCTCGATGACGACATTGGGGTAGGTGATCTGCTTCGGCGGGGCGACCTGCATCTGCTCGGGCTGCGGGACTGCGGGCATGCGGGGCTTCCTTTCGGGATGGCGGTTCAAGCTGCGCGCAAAGCGGGCCACGATCTACACGGTCCGATCGAGGATCGCCAGCACGTCACGACGCACGGCGCTGAGCGCCGCGAGCACCTGCGCCTGGCACGGATCCTCGCCGGCGCGCCCCCAAGCTCGGATCGGGGCGTACAGGGCGGCGTCGATCTGCTCCCGCCACGCCTCCCGGTCTGAGGCGATCAGGCGGCGGGCGCGCTCGGAAAGCTCAACCATCGCTCTCGTCGGGTCCGAGGTAGATCGGCATGAAGTCGCACACGCAGCCATCGTGATCTCCCGGCAGGAAGTACTGGTTGGCGGGAAAGTCGCCGGGGTTGGCCAGCGCGTCGTCGTCGAAGCTCTCGAACTGGACGCCGTCGAGGTCCTCGTGCGGCGGAAAGCCGTTGAGCGCCGGTCCGTACACCCACTCGTAGCCCTCCCGCTGACCGCCGCCGGCGGTGATGAGCTCGGCGATCGTGGAGCCGGTCCCGATCTGCCCAACGGCGTCGGTGAACGTCACCGCACCCGCCACGTCGGGGGTGAGCGTCGCGGCGCTGGCGCCACCGGCGACGCCGAGGGCGGCGCGGATGGTGCCGGCGGGCACGAGCGTGTCGGGATTCAGATCGGCCCAGTCCCCGGGCCCGGCGTTCGGGTCGGGGTTGTAGAGCAGGTGCTGGCCCAGTGAGCTGAGTGCCTGGGAGAGCAGATCCCACGCGCCGTCACGTCCGGAGGCCATCGCGGCCTGGGCGCGGGCGGCGGCGTCGGAGTCGGCGTCGAGCTGCCCGATCCGCAGAGCGGTTTGCAAAGCCTGGCCCTGGGCGGCGGCCGTCCAGTCGTAGAACTGGGCGCGCAGGCCCGACCAGTCCGAGCCGACGAGCTCCGCGGGGGACAGGCCGGCGGCGGTGACGACGTCGCGGCCGAGCAGGGCGGGGACGCGCTCATTGGCGCGATGGGCGATCTTTGTTCGAAGGGTCTCGTCCTTTGCGACCTTGGTGCGCAGGCGGGCGCCGGCCCGCTCGAGCTGGCGGAGCACCGCGGCGTTGGCGGCGGTCTGCAGCCGGGCCCGGAGTGTCTGGTCGATCGTGGCCAGCTTGCGCGACAGGCGGGCGGTCGTGGCGCGTTTGCTCGCCGCCGCGGTGATGGGCGTCGGGTCCCCGGTAAGGGGATAGTCGGTGCGCTGCGCTCCAACCACGCACGCGACCGAGGCGAACGTTACGGCCGTTCCGCCCAGGTCAGCGCTGACCTCGCTGAGGCGGTCGGTGTAGTCGAGGGTCATGTGCGGGGTGAAGCCGTGCTCCTGGCTCGGCTCGGCGCCCGCAGCAGCGAGGGCGTCGACGAGACGCTGCCGCGCGTCGGGAAGCGAGGGCAGGTCGATCGACAGGTAGGTGACGGGATCGGGACCGGCCGTGAACAGTCCCGGGCCCGAGATCTCGCCGGCGAGTGCAGGCGTGGTCTTCGCCCACGCCTGCACCGCGGCCTGGAGGCCAGCCGGATCTTTGAGGTCGCTCTCGTCGCCGAGGAACGCGAGGGTGATGTGCAGCTCGTCCGGTGGCTCGCCGCCCGCCAGCGCCAACTTCGTCGCGAGCGTGGGGTCGGGATAGAGGGCGATCATTACCCCGGTGCTGGCCTGGCCTTGGGCGCCGGCCGTGATCGGCGTCGGCAGGGGCCGCTCCGCGGGCGGCGGACCGGGCTTGTCGGCGACCCCGGGTGCGGGCGTGGCGGGCGTCGACGCCGACGGGGTCCCGCCCGCCGGGGAGGGCCGGCCCGGAACGATCGGGGCGCCCGACTCGCCGGGGTCGGTGCCGGTGTCCACCCCGCCCGGCTTGATTCCCGGCACGGTCCCCGAGACGGTGATCGGCGGTGCGATGATCGTGGGATCCCACTGGTGCAGGAACGCCATCACGAGGTTCGGCGGCCACATCCGCATCTTCTCGAGCATCCGCACCTGGATCTCCGCCTTGGTCGGCGCCTCCGTCTCGGTGAACCCGGCGCTGTCGCGCAGCGCCTTGTCGGAGATCACGAGACGGTCGTGGAGCTGCTGGGCGTCGGCGGTCTTGTCCGGGTGGGAGACGAGCTCCACCGGGTCATACCAGAACACCATCCGTGCGACCCATTCCGCCGGGATCCCGTTGGCGAGCAGGTAGGGGCGCAGGTAGGCGCCCGACAGGTCGTCGCAGACGCCGATGACGTGCGGCTCGACGTGGTGGCGGAATGTGTTGTCATCGACCTGCCACGCCGACCAGTGGTTGAGGTCCGCGATCCCGCTGATGATCTCCTTGGGCAGGTCGAAGCTGGTGGCGATGATGCCGATCAGCTCCTCCCTGGTCTTGGAGGCCTGGTCGTCGAACTTGGTGGCCAGGTCCACCAGGCGCAGCTTGTCCAGCTCGGCTGCAGGGCCGCGGATGACGATCGGCACCACACCGTCGGCGGTGCCCTCCGAGACGATCGGGGCCATCATCGCGGAGGTCAGCGCGGCCATGAACGGCTCGGCCTGCTCGTCGTCGTTGTCCTCGAGGGGCACGTTGAGCGACAGCTCCTCGGGGACCAGCAGCAGACCCCGGCTGGCGAGCCTTGAGCGGCCGGTGGCGCGGATCATCCGCCGCAGGATCATCAGCGACTCGCAGTCGTCGAGCATCGCCCGTAGCGGACTGTCGGCCATCAGCTGAAAGCGGGGGTGCGGCGTCCAGATCCGGGAGATGACCGTCAGCTCCGCGTCCAGCGGCTGCCACGGGATGACACCGTTCTGGCGGTCGTCGGGGATCTCGCGCAGATGCCACTGGTCGTTGTAGACCACGAGCTCGTCGACGGAGCGGATCGAGAAGCGCTGCTCGCCGGTTTGCGGGTCGGTTCGCCCGAGGAGGTAGTACTCGCCGGCGATCGACTTGTTGCTCGAGGCGCCATGCAGCATCCCGCTGATCGCCATCCGCCCGTTGCCGAGGTCGGCCATGGCCTGGGCGGCGTAGGCGCTCAGCGCCGGCGGCACCCCCTCGAGGTCCTCCAGCTTGACGGGGGCGTCGGCCTCCCCGCCGAGGGGATAGCACGCCGGGTAGAGGCGCATCCGGGCGGTGCAGTTGGCCAGGAACTGGACGGCGTAGCGCAGCTCCCCGATCTGGTCGCGGTAGGACCAGGCGTCTGACTGCCACCCCTGGCGGAGCATCCGCTGGACCTTCGCCTCGCGCTTGTCGGCGACGTCCAGGCGCGCGGCGGAGGAGGTGAGCGCCCACGGCCCCTCGCCGCGGCCCGGTGAGCTGACCGAGAACGTCTGGGGTGGGTGAGGCCGGCGGCGAAACAGCCCGCGGCCCTTCGAGGCGGAGGCCACGCTCAGCCCCGGTCGGCGAGCAGGCCGGCGAGGGCGGAGAACGCCAGCACCGCAGTCATGTACACACATGCGGTGGCGGCGAACGTCTGCAGCGCCACGATCGCGCCGGCGGCCCACATCGACACGCACCACGGGCAGGCTAGGAACTCGGCCAGTCGTGGCCGGGCGACAACCAGCACCCGCTCGCCGCTGAGGGTGCGAGTCGTGCCCGGGCGGGAGCCCAGCAGCCGGCGGCGGATGGGGTCGGCGATCGCGTCGAGCACGACCAGGCGGGTGAGGCGGAAGACGGCGAGCGCGTCGAGGATCAGCAGCGTCGGGCTGTGGGTCACGTGGGCTCCAGCGTCGAGAGGTCAACCGTCGCGCCGGGCGCGTTGTAGGGCACGACGGCGGTGAACGGCACCGGCGGGGAGCCGTCGAGCTCCAGCACGAACTCGTACACCGCGCCGATGGGGACGGTGGCGGGGTCGTTGACGGCCAGCAGCGTGAACGGCTGCTGTCCGGTGTGATTGGTCAGCTGGCCCGCGGCGTTCAGGATCCCGAGGATCGGGGGGCGGCCGAGGACCACGGCGCCGTTGCGAAGCGCTGTGGAGAGCGTGGCGGTGAGACGACCCGAGGCCGGCTGGCCATCGGCACGCTCCCAGCTCCCGGTGACGGTGATGGTGGTGAAAGCCATGGCTCCCCTTTCGGTGCTCGGGGATTGTGGAAGGCACGCGGTGCGGGGGCGCTTTTATGGGGTGTGGAGGCTACCCGGTGGTCATCCGAAGCTCACGTATAGCGGCAGATCACAGATTGCCCATCGAGACCCATGTTCCGGGTGTTCCAGCCACCGTGCACATCCAGCCCTTCGGAGACCCAACAGCCGGTGCGCGATTGAAACGCAGTTCGCCAACGCCATGATTGCCAGTAGTGGGCGCTGCTCCACCGTAACTGCCCCATGAGACGCGGTTGCCAGCGGCGTGAGTCAAGAACTGGTTACGTTCGACTTCGATCAGATCGTGTTTCTCAACGCCTCCAGTGTTGACGATTACTCCATACGTGTTCTGGTCAAACACGACTTCTTCGACGGTGACCGCGAAACTGTCACTGGCGTCTACGCGGACGCCGACCGCTCCTGCCCCGATGTAGCCGCCCTTGACGCTGAGCCCGGAGCCGAACCAGTCGATCCAGTTACCCGCGATCGTTGCGTCGCCCATCCAGCAGCTGTTGAAGCTGGTGCCTTGCGCAGGAAAGTCGGCACCGTAGGCCCCAGCACCCGCAGCAACGCCAGCGGGGCTTGGATGATCGGCTGACGACTGGTGGCGTCGAGGCTGCCGACCCCCTGCGCCGCGCCCACCTCGCCCACCGGCACCGAGGCGTTCTCCGCTGCCGTCTGCGCGGCGGCGGCAGCCCCTGCCGCGTCTCCGCCAAGGTCGGTGGCGAGCACCCCGGAGGCGATTACCCCCGCCTTGGTCAGGTTCGGCGGGACCATCTTGCGGCCCGTCCCGGCAGTGATCGACGAGGTGTCATCGGCCGGGTTGCCGGTCAGGACCGCGGCGCCGGTACCGAACGGCAGCCCGCCACCGGGGAAGCTGGCCGCAAACGGTCCCCCGCTCGTGCGCCAGCCCTTGAGCATTGTCAGCAGGTCGGCGTTCGCGAGTCCAGCAACCAGGGCGTCGAGGGCGTCCCGCACCGTCTGGGGAGTGGCGTAGTAGCTGCTGGTGATCGCCGAGATCTCGTTCGGTGTCGCCCCCACCGCCACGAGACGGGGAGACCAAGCCGTGATGCTCATCTCAAGCGCCCGACCCATGGCACCGGTGGCGCCAACGCCTTCAGCGGCGAGCCGCACCCGCACCCGTGCCCCCGGTTGACCCACACCGACTCGCCGCCGGGCAGGACAGCCTCCAGGCGCCCGGCGCCGGTCAACGTGCCGCGGTTGGCGGCCACCGAGCACGGCTCGGCCAGCGCCAGCTCCAGGCACGGCTCGACCCGCCCCGCGGGTGTGGCCTTGAACGCCAGCAGCCGGCGGCTGGTGATGAACACCCGCACGTCGCGGTGAAGCGTCCCGTCGGCCAGGAGAACCTCGGCCGGGTGAACGTCTCGGTGCAGCCGCTCGTCGCTCACGACGCCGCCCATGCCGCCCGGCACACATCCAGCGACGCCGGCTCCTGCGGTGGATGCCCGAACGCCTCCAGCAGCCGGTAGCACGCCGCGCAGTGCCCGGCCCTGAACACGGGGCCAGGCGGAACGCTGCCCAGCTCCTGGCAGCGCACGCAGCTCGGCCCGACGTGAATCACCGGGCTCATCAGCCGCCGGCGACCTGCACCGCGGAGGCGATCGCCGCCGCCACGACCGTGACCTTGAAGTACCAGCCGGCCGGCAGCCGGAAGTGGATGTTGCGGTTCACCGTCGCGTCCGCCGCCGGGATGATCGCGGTCGCGCAGGCGTTGGTCGGCCCGATCGCCACGGCCACCGTCCCCGCCGCGGCACCGGTGAGGGCCACGTACACCTCGGAGGGCAGTCCCGTCTGGTCCTGCTGCGCCGTCCCGGAGAGCACCGTCAGCGGCCCGGAGGAGGGCGCGAGGGCGGCGTCGAGCAGCTGCGCGGAGAGCGCCGCCTTGTCCTGGTTTGACTGGATGATGCCGGGCATGGGTGGGGCTCCTTTATCGGTTGCGGAACTGACGTTCGGTAAGGCGACGCTGCGTGGTGCCCGGCAGCACCGGGGAGCGATCCACCGGGCGCGAGCGGTCGGTGCGCAGCCGCCCGGAGCGCTCGGGCACCAGCAGCTGCGCCTGGCCGCCGGCGCCGAGCAGCAGCTCGGTGACCAGGAACACGACCGCGTCGACGCGGTCCGGCGAGTAGTCCGAGGGCATCGGCGTCTCGGCGGTCTCGACGTCGGCGGTCGGCTCGGCGGGGGTCTCGGGGTCGCCCTTGTCCTCGCCGGCACCGTCGGCGTTGCGCGGCGGCACCCAGTGGGTCATCTGGTGCTCAAGGCCCGGGTGGTAGCCGACGTGCTTGACGCGCCCCTGCTCATACAGCGCCACGACCGGCTCGGCGCGCAGCACCTTGCCGCGTGAGGCGGTGACGAGCTTGAAGTTGACGCGGATGCCGGTGTCGGTGTGCGCGGTCTTCATCACCAGGCGCACCTGCTCGCCCTGGAAGTTGCCCTCGGCGATCAGCTGGTCGGCGGCCAGGCGCTCGTAGGCCTCGGCGGCCAGCTTGCCCCACTCCGACGGTTTCATGACCCCGGAGAGGTCCTCGATGATGTAGGCCTTCTCGTCGGGCCCGCGGAACCCGGCGACGATCCCCACCTCGTCGTTCGTCGTTCCCCACGACGGGTCGACGGCGATCACCAGGCGCTGGCGCTCGGCGGGCGCGTCCTGCTCCCGGATCCGGCAGGCCTCGAGCTGATCGGAGGTCCACAGCGCACCCTCGACCTCCTCGATCATCTCACCCTGCAGCTCCTGGTACCCGACGCGGGTGGAGCCGTAGTCGCGATACAGCGCCGCGCGGATCTGGGCGGGGAGATACGGGTTGTCCGCCGTCGCCCCGTGGGTCATCGATCCGGTCGACTCCGCCAGCGCGATCAGCTGCCTGACCGTCGGCCGGTTGCGCGGGGTCGTCGAAGCGACGGCGTGCGGTGCCGGGCCGAGCCTGAGCAGGCCGAGGCGGATGTGCTTCCAGCAGTCGGCGAGGTAGCGCCACGCGGCGGCTTCCTCCATCCACACAAGGCAGCGGTTCCCGCCCGCTCGCAGGCGCTCGGGCTCCTCGCGGGTGTAGGCGCCGAACAGGCGGGCCTGGGCGCCGCCGGGCCAGTTGACAAACGTGCCGCCGCGGCGGGTGATCTCGGTGATCGCCGGGTTCAACGGTCGCAGCCCTGAGGGGCCGTTGACGCAGCTCTCGGAGGCGTCGCCGAGGGTGGGGGCGACGATCGCCATGCGGTGCGGCATCGGGCCGGGCAGGCACGGCGGACCCATCGCGTGCTGGTGCATGTAGTGCGCGCACGCCTGCGTCTTGCCGGCGCCGCGGCCGCCGAAGAGCAGCCACAGGAACCAGTCGATGCCGGGCTGCCCGGCGGGGGGCTGCTGGTGGGGCAGAAGCTGCCACGGTGGGCGCTCCGCGTCGACGTCGGGCTTGCCGGCGAGGGCGGGCGGGTCGAACAGGTCGGCGGCGATCAGGAACGGGTCGCGGCTGACTGGCGTCGGCGTTGACCGCGCGTAGCGGTTCGGGCCCGACCAGCTCTCACGTGGCGCCGGCGATGAGGGTGAGGTGCTTGCGGACAACTGACGCCACCTCCGGTCGGTCCTTGACGCCCAGCTCGGCGAGGATCCCCTGGATCGCCTGGGCCAGCAGCATCCCCTGCTGCTCGGCGACCCTCACCAGGCGCTCCTCGATCCCGGCCTTCACGGCGGCTAGGGAATAGGACACGAGGCGGTCCATCGCCTGCCGGCGGACAGTGATCCAGATGTGAACAGCGGCACCGTCCTGGCGAACCTCGCGCACCGTGCCCTCGTCGGACTCGCGCTCAAGCTCGCGGTGCACCGGCGCGACCGCGTCGACCAGGTCCAGCTCCGCGATCCGCTCCGAGGCGTAGGCGACCTCACCGGCAGCGATGCGAATGCACTCCAGGATCGCGTCCTGAGGCTCGATCGCCAGCGGCATCCCCATCACCTGCTGCTCGCGCCGGGCCAGCTGCACCATGCCGTTGACCTGGGCGTGCGGCTCAGCGCCGCCATGCAGCTTGCAGCGCCCCACCCCCACGTGCTGGGTGCCCCAGCCGGCCGGCTGCTGGCACGGGGAGCCCTTGCGGGTCTTGGCGGCGCAGCGCTCGGCACTTGCAGAGGTCACGAGGACCCGACCTCCGTCATGGGGGATAGGCCGATCACGGGGGCTCTAGCCACGAGCCCGGCCGCGCACCTTCTCGCGCAGCTGCTCGTCGCGGACCTCGAGGTACACGGCGGTGGTGCGAATGTCGGAGTGGCGCATCAGTCTCTGGACCTCGGCGATCGTGAACCCCTCCCCGAGCAGGGCGGTGGCGTAGGAGTGGCGGAGCATGTGCGGCCACACCGGCCGGTCGATCCCTGCCTTCTCAGCGCGTCGACGCACCATCTTGTAGACGGCGCGGCGGGTGAGCGGCTCGCCGCGCTGGGCTCCGCGCACGCAGACGAACAGGAACGGCCGGCCGGCGCCGTAGCTTCGACGGGCCGCCTTCCACCGCCCGAGCAGCGCCAACGTCGGCGAGTCGAGGTAGACGACGGCCTCGCGGTGGCCCTTGGTGATCTCCGCCCGCAGCCGGATCTCGCCGGCGGACCAGTCGACGTCGCGGAGATGAAGCTCGCAGGTCTCGGTGACCCGCAGCCCGCAGCGGTGCATCAGCTCGAGCATGCACCGATCCCGCAGGCCGGTGGCGCAGTCGAGGTTGGGCATCGCCATCAGCGCCGCCGCCTCCGGGGCGCTCAGCGTCTTGGGCAGCTCCCGCCGGCGGCGCGGGCCGTGACCGTTAGAGGGTGCCTTTGCAAAGGCCATATTCCACCTCGCGAGCGCCGCTATAGCGGCTGCAAAATCCAGGGAATGCACCCGCTATGGCGGCTGTCGCGCCGCCCGGCGGGCAAGTGCGCCCCCTACTCGTCGGCGTGCGAGCCGAACTCCTGCATCATCGCCAAGGCCTCATTGAGGACATCCCGAGCCTTGGTTGCCGGACTCGAGCTCGGCGGCACGGACCCGCATCGACCGGGCCAGCGCCCGTGCCTTCCCGGGATCGGTGGAACGCTCGGCCTGGTCCTCGCCGCTGGGCGTTTCGCCGCAGCCGCGGCGCCCGCTCAAGCTCAAGCAGTCGGAAGGGACGCACGGGCATGGGAGAAGCGGGGTCACTCCCTTGCTTCAACAAAGAGGGCGCCATCTCTACCCGGTCCAGTCCTCGGGCAGGGCGTCGGGCATGTCGTCGATCGTCTGGCCGCGCCAGCCGTGCTCGCCGACCGGCCGGCACATCCCTTCCGGCAGAACGACCATCGAGACGGGCGGTATCGGCTCGCAGTACATCGCCAGCTCGACGCGGCCGCCGGCGGCAATCTACGCGCGGTCATCGTCGTCGAGCTCGTAAACCACGCGGACCTGCCCAGGCTCTACGCGCTGGGTCCAGAGGTCGCCGATGCCGGGAGCGGGGCCCGCGTAGACGCGGTTCGAGCCGGCGTGGCGGACGGGCTTCATTTCCGGTCGGGGTCGGGCTGGGTCAGCAGACTCAGCGAGCGGGTGCGCTCGGTGCGCTTCTGGAACTCCTGTAGGCGATCGCCGAGGAACTCGCGGACCCGGGGCTGGTCGAGGACGAGGCTGCCGCCGCGCCAGCTCCAGCCGATCCGGTCCTTGTAGGCGCCGCGGCCGGTCTTCTCGAAGTGGGCGAGCAGCACGCCGGCGGCCTCCTCGAGCAGCCCCTTCTGAGCCTCGACCTCGCGCTTGGCCTGCTCCCACTGCTCGGCGGCCTGGCTGAGCGTCAGCTTGCGCTTCTGCAGGCGCCTGGGCGTGGCGGGCTTGCGGACTGACTTGCCGGGCTCCGCGGTGGTGGCGGTCGCGTTCATCAGCTCACGCCGCCCGGTCAAGCTGGTCAAGGACGGCGGTGAGGTTCTGGCGAATCGCCGCGCACTCGCGCTCCATCGCCGGGACGGTCGCCTTGAAGTTCGCGAGGCCGTTCTCAACCACGGTCAGCCGCACCTCCACCGGGCGCAGCCACGCGGCGAGCTGCTCATCGGTGGCAAAGGACAGCTCCCGAGCGATGCGAGCGGCGTGCTCGCCCTGGTCGGGCTCGCTGGTGGTGAGGGGCAGCTGCTCCTCGGCGGATTGTGCGTGAGCGGGCATCTCAGCCTTCCCTTCCGGATATGCCAAACATGCGGGCCGAGCCGTCGCACCTGCATAACCTCCACATAACAGTACCGGCGTCCCGGACGTTATCCCTGCTCAGGCGGCGTTCCTTCGCGGTGGGCGCGGCTCCCACGGCTGTGGGGCGGCGCGGCGAGGCTCAAGCAACACCGGCTCGGGAGCAGGGGCAGGCGGCGGTGGCGCGTGGCCCGGCGCGTGCGGGAGGCCGTGATCGCGGCCGGTCAGCTGCAGCATGTACTCCGCCAGGCCGAAGCACTCCGGACAGCGACAACCGTTCAACGCCACCCCCATCGGGAGAGTGTTCAAAGAGCCGCCGCGCGCCCCGTCTCAGGGCGGAAAGCGGCAGCTAGCACCCAGTTTACGATCGGTCAACTAATCAGCCGCCATCGCTTCCATCGCGGCCAGAGCCTCCCGAGCCTGGCGGCGTGCGGCGAGCTCGTTGCCGGCCACGCCACATTCCGCCCACTCGGGCGCCCAGTCGAGCTGCGCGGTCCACAGCCACTGGCCGCTGGGCTGCTCGCGCACGGTCAACATCAAAATCCGCCACACCCGCCGCTATAGGACCTGTCCGATTGCATCAGTCGGCGCTCGCCGTGTTTGAGGGAGCGTTGGCCCACCTTGCGATCAGCTCAAACACCGCCGCGTCCTGCGGAACGATGATCGACTGGTCGCGGAGCACCGCAAGCAGATCCTTTGGTAGGCCGCAGGTCGGACATGCCTCCGGCTCGGGCGCGCTATCGCTCCTCTCTGGAAGCGTCATATCTCGGTCACCGTCGCCATCGCCCCGCGGAACCGGTCGCGCCAGGCCTCCATCTGCCGATCGGCCTCCTCCTTATCCGCTGTGATGTCGATGCTGTACTCGCCGATGAGCGCTTCCTTGGCATCCCTCCACTCCCTGAGCAGCTCCTCGAACACCTGGCCAGGCTCGCTGTCGAATTGACTCATGAGCGCCACACCTCGACTCCAGCGCATTTCAGCAGCGACTTAGCTATCGCCTCGCGTTGCTCGATCTTCCTTTCCAGTTCCTGCATAAGAGCTTGTAACCGCTCCAGTCGCTCCTGACGACTTACCACACCCGGCGGACTATCGCTTGGCTCGGAAGGCGTCATCGGACGACCTCCTGGCATCGGTCGCAGGTCGGCACGCCATCGGGAAACGCGGGGTGCGGCTCCAGATGCGTCGCCGGGTTCGTGCAGCGGGCGAACCACTCGCACACCACCGACTCCTCTTCGGCCTGGCTGTTACTTTGGTCGCGCTGCGCCTGTGTTAGCTCGTTCATTCCCTCTCCTCCTCAGCCAGCCTGTATCCCGTTCTCGGGTCCCGCCCACCCTCAGCACGCAGCTTGCGCACCGTGGTCACCGATGTTCGCTCCTGCCGGGCGACGACGCCGGCGAGCACCCCCTCGTAGCTCGCGCCCACCCGGTCGCGGAACTCCAGGTGCGTCTCGGCGCCACGCTCGGCGGCGTGCTGGAGGCCGCGCAGCTCCCCCTCGCACCACTTGTTCGCCCGACGTAGCTGCTCCTCGGAGCCGGCCGCGATCGCGTGGTTGATCCGCTCCCCGCACGCGCCCAGCGTCGAGACCTGCCCGGTGAAGGTCCCCGGCGGTATCGAGCTTGCCGGCTGGCCGTGGCCGATCTCCGAGCTCTGCGCGGCGGGTGCCTCGGCGACCAGGCGCGCGCGGTTGAGCAGCCGGCGGGACTCCACGAGCAGCGCCGGGTTGATCAT